CCCGTTTCTCTCCCCATCACGAAAAGTAATCGCACTCAAGATCGTCACGCTCCGTGAGGGCGGCCTGGTGACGTTCCGTGAGGGGGTTGCCGTGACTCCACGTAGTCGCCCCGCGAAGCCCCTCGTCGCCGCGGTGAAGGCGGATCTGAAGCGGTGGGGGATCGCGGAGGGGACCGCGCTGGCCGCGAGCGCTCTCGATCTGGCGGAGCGGCTGAGCGGGGCCGGGATCCGGCCGGCGGCCGCGAGCATGCTGCACGCTCAGCTGCGAGCCACGCTCTCGGAGCTGGCGAAGCTGGCCAAGCCCCAGGAGCAGGCCGGGGATCCGGTGGATGAGCTGCAGAAGCGGCGCGAGGACCGCAGGAAGGAAGCGTGACCGCGACCCTGCTGGGCGTCCAGGAGCCGCGGATCAGCTCGATCCCGCCGTACCGGTCGTCGTCCGGCCAGGAGGTCATCGACCTGTGCGAGCAGATCGGCTTGGTGCTCGACCCATGGCAGCAGTTCGTGATGCACCACTCGCTCGGGGAGCGCGAGGACGGCAAGTGGGCGGCGTTCGAGGTCGGCATCATCGTGAGCCGGCAGAACGGCAAGGACTCGATCTTCGAAGCGCGTGAGCTGGGCGGCCTCTTCGTCCTCGGCGAGAAGCTGCTGCTGCACTCCACCCACGAGTTCAAGACCACGCTGGAGCACTTCCGGCGAGTGCTGTTCTGGTTGGAGAACGTCGACTGGCTGCGTCGCCGGGTCAAGCGGATCCGCACCTCGCACGGCGAGGAGAGCGTCGAGCTGCTCACGGGGCAGCGGCTGCGGTTCGTGGCGAGAACGACGGGGTCCGGCCGTGGCTTCTCCGGCGACCTGGTGATCCTGAACGAGGCGTTCAACCTGCCCGACACGGCGGTCGATGCGCTCATGCCGACGCTCTCAGCCCGGCCGAACCCACAGCTCTGGTATGGGTCCAGCCCTGGCGACAAGGACATCGCGCCATGTGACCAGCTCGGGCGGGTGCGCCGGCGCGGTGTTGCCGGCAAGGATCCGTCGCTGGCGTACTTCGAGTGGTCGATCGATCCGTGCACGTCCGAGTGCGGCGACGGCTGCACTTCGCATGACGACCCGGCGGACCCGGAGAGCTGGGCCAAGGCCAACCCGGCGCTGGGGATCCGCATCTCTCGTGAGCACGTGGCCCGCGAGCACGCGTCCATGGGCGTGAAGGGGTTCCTGCGCGAGCGGCTCGGCGTGGGGAACTGGCCGACGGACGCTGCGAATCAGTGGTCGGTTATCCCTGAGCTGAAGTGGCAGGCAGTCGCTGACGAGCGCAGTGAACCGGTCGGCACGGTGGCGTTCGCCGTCCACGTGAGCCCTGATCGGAGCTGGGCGGCAATTGCTACGGCGGGCCGGCGCTCGGATGGGCTGCTGCACGCCGAGGTGGTGGATCATCGGCCGGGCACGAAGTGGGTGGCTGACAGGGCGCAGCAGCTCGTGGAGCGGTGGGACCCGTGCGCGCTGGTGGTCGACGCGGGCAGTCCGGCCGGGTCGCTGATTGCTGACCTGGAAGCGCTCGGGCTGGAGGTCACGAAGCCCACGCACCGGGAGGTCGGGCACGCGTTCGGCCAGCTGGTCGACGGCGTGATGCCCGAGGAGGGCGATCCGACGGTCCGCGTGATGCCGCATCCGGCGTTGGACGCGGCGGTGGCCGGGGCGGTGACGCGGCCGCTCGGCGACGCGAAGGCGTGGGACAGCAAGGCCGCGTCGGTGGATATCTGCCCGCTGGTCGCGCTGACGTTCGCGGCCTGGGGGTTCGCGACCAAGGGACAAGCCGAGGAAGAGCCGCCGGTCGAGCCGTGGGCGTTTTTCGAGTGAGGGGGCGGCGGTGGCGTTGACGATCCCCGTGGAGCGGATCTCTGAGCGTGCGCGGCGCGTGGACGTACGCAAGGGCCTGCTCGCCGTGGCGCGACTGCTGGCAGCGGTCCTGGTGGGCATCCCGTACGTCCTCGGGTGGACGATCAGCAAGGTGTGGCTCGGGCTGACGATCGCGTGGGTCGCGTTCGGTGAGGGCTGGCGTGACGCCGGCCAGGCGCGTGCGGCCAAGGGCGGGCGGACTCGCCGCTGATGGGCCTGCTGGAGAGGGTGACGGCCCGGCACGCGGAGCGGTTCCGGCCTGCCGCCGAGTCACGCTTCGGGCTGGACGACTACTTCAACCTCTTCGCCGACAACCCCTTCGGCCTGGGGTTCTACCAGACACTCACGGGCACGCAGGAGCGGATCGAAGGCAACTTCGAGGGCATCGTCAACGGCGCCTACAAGCGGTCGGGCGTGGTGTTCGCGTGCCTCCTCGCGCGCCTGCTGATTTTCTCCGAGGCGCGGTTCCAGTGGCGCGGGTTCAACCGCGGCCGCCCGGGCGCGCTGTTCGGCGGTCCGGAGCTACAGCTACTCGAGCGACCGTGGCCCGGAGCTCGGACCGGCCACCTCCTGACCCGGATGGAGCAGGACTCCACGTTGGCGGGCGCCTTCTACGGGGCCCGCCGCCGGGGGAGCGACGGGCGTGACCGGATCACGCGGATGCGGCCGGACTGGGTGACCATCGTGTCCGGCTCGTACGAGGATCCGGACCTGCTGGCGTGGGATCTGGACGCCGAGCTGCTGGGGTACATCTACCAGCCGCCCGGCGGCCGCATCGAAGTGTTGATGCCGGACGAGGTGTGCCACTATGCGCCGATCCCGGACCCGATCGCGTCCTACCGCGGCATGAGCCTGCTGCAGTCGGTGATCCGGGACGTCGAGGGCGATCAGGCAGCCACCACGCACAAGCTGCGCTTCTTCGAGAACGGGGCCAGCCCGAACATGGTCGTCACCATGGGCGCCGACGTGACACCGGAGGCGTTCGCCCGCTTCAAAGCCGTGATGGAGTCCAACCACCGCGGCGCCCTCAACGCGTTCAAGACCTTGTACCTCGGTGGCGGCGCCGACGTGAAGACGGTCGGCAACAGCTTCCAGGAGATGTCGTACAAGGCGATCCAGGCCATGGGGGAGACCAGGGTGGCCGCGGCCATGGGGGTGCCGCCGGTCATCGTGGGCCTGTCGGAGGGCCTGGCGTCGGCGACGTACAGCAACTACGCGCAAGCCCGCCGCCGGTTCGGCGATGGCACACTGCGGCCGCTGTGGCGCACGGCGGCCGAGTCGCTGGCGAACCTGCTGCCGGCCCGGGCGGGCGCGGAGCTCTGGTACGACGACCGGGACGTGGCCTTCCTGCGCGAAGACAAGAAGGACGCCGCCGAGATCTTCCGCGTCGAGGCCGGCACGATCGCGAACCTCGTGCGCGAGGGCTTCACCCCCGAGTCGGCACAGGCCGCCGTCGCCGCCCAGGACTCCGGCCTCCTCGTGCACACCGGCCTGCTCAGCGTGCAGCTGCAGCCGCCCGGCACGAAGTTCGACCAGCCGAACGCCGAGAGCCAGCCGGAAGACGAGGGCCAGGCCGACGAGAACGACGACCCCGAGGACGAGGAAGGGCCCGCCGACGGCGCCGTCCTTGAAGAGGAGGAAGAGCAGCCGTGAAGCGCGACCTGATCACCGTGAGGGCGAACGCCGCCCCCGTCAGCCTCCTGGCGAGGGCCGTTTCCGAGCCGGAAGGGCTGGAGCCCGACGCCTATGCCGAGGCCCGCGCCGAAGCGTCGGGTGAGCACGTCATGGTGCTGCGGTTCTCCGCGTTCAACACGTGGTACGAGATCAACAGCTGGTACGAGGGGCGCTACCTCGAGCGGGTGCTGCCCGGGGCGTTCACGAAGACGATCCAGGAGCGCGGCGACCGGGTGAAGGTGTTCTTCAACCACGGCTACGACTTCCAGATCGACGAGAAGATCCTCGGCGTCCCCGAGGTCCTTGAGGAACGTTCCGACGGCGTGTGGGCCGAGGTGCCGCTGCTGGACACCAGCTACAACCGTGACCTCATCCCCGGACTGCGCGCCGGCGGCTACGGCTCCAGCTTCATGTTCAACGTGGTCGACGAGCTGTGGAACCACGAGCCCGAGCCGTCGGACGCCAACCCGGAGGGTCTGCCCGAGCGCAGCATCCTCCAGGTGCGCCTCTTCGAGGCCGGCCCGGTCACCTGGCCGGCCTCCCACGCCGCGACCGCGGGCATGCGCTCCGAGGTGGCCGGGCTCACCGACTGGTACGGCGAGCACCTGAGCCGCCGCGACACCGGCCGCCACGAGGTCCTCGTGCGCGGCTTCAACGACTTCCGTGCGAAGCACGGGCTCCGCACCTCCGAGAGCGAGGCCGTCCCGCCCGCCGCCGACCCGCAGCAGCCGGTCGACGAGCGGCAGGACACCGCGCCCGAGGGGGCCGCGACCACTCCGACCGACGCGCCGGACACCCCGGTAGTGCACCACGCGACAGGTCTCACCCCGTCACAGCGCGCCGCCCAGCTACGGGCCCTGCGCTACCCCTTCCTTGCAAAGGAGTCGTCCTGATGACACTGGACGAGATTCTGCGCAGGCTCGGTGAGATCGAGACCGAGATGCGCTCAATTCACGAGGCCGCCGGCGATGAGGCATTCACCGCCGAGCAGGAGACCCGCTGGACCGAGCTGGAGGGCGAGCACGCCGAGCAGGTGCGCCTGCGCGACGAGGCGCAGGCCCGCCAGGAGGAGGAGCGCGCCCGCGAGACCGAGCGGGAGCGGCGCCGCACTCTCGTGGCCGGGTTCGCCGCCCGCAGCGGCAACACGGAGGCCGGCGACGGCAACCTGGACGCCCGCGGTGCGCAGGTGATGCGCCGCGTGGACCCGTGGGACGGGACCGAGCTGCGCTCGCTGTCTCGGCCCGAGGTCCGGGACCGGGCGATGAAGGTCCTGGAGTCGCGCGAGAACGCCCGACACCTGTCGAGCGACCAGCTGGACAAGGTCGAGCGGCTGCTGCGGACCCGGAACGACGACACCGACGGCGGTGCGATCGGCCGGATGCTGCTGGCGTCGGAGTCCGAGGCCTACCGGTCGGCGTTCATGAAGGCGATGCACTTCGCCCAGCCGGCCTTCACGGAGGAGGAGGCGCGGGCGATCGCCGAGGTGCGGGCCATGCACGAGGGCACGCCTTCGGCGGGTGGCTACGGTGTGCCGGTCCTGATCGACCCGACGATCATCCTCACGGCGCAGGGCTCGCTGAACCCGTTCCGCCGGCTGGCCCGTCAGGTGACGATCACCACGAACGAGTGGAAGGGCGTCAGCTCGGCCGGTGTGACCTGGTCGTACGACGCGGAGGGATCGGCCGTCAGCGACGACTCACCGGCCCTTGCGCAGCCGACCGTGCCGATCCACACCGCTCGGGGTTTCATCCCGTACAGCATCGAAGTCGGCATGGACTACCCCGGGTTCGCCGAGGAGATGAGCCGCCTCCTGGCGGAGGGCTACGACGAACTGCAGGCGAGCTCCTTCGCCATCGGTACCGGTGTGGGCCAGCCGCGAGGCATCATCACCGCGCTCGACGCGAACACGAACGTCGAGGTGGTCGTCACCACCGACGGCGCGTTCGGCGGCGCCGACATCAACAAGGTGTGGGGCGCCCTTCCGGACCGGTGGAAGCAGAACGCGACGTGGGTGATGAACCACGACGTGGGCAACGAGGTCGCGTCGTTCGGCAACGGCAACAACCTCAGTTTCGTCACCGTCGACCTGACCGGCGTCATCGAGACGATCCGCATGCGTCCGGTCGAGTTCGCGAGCTACTTCCCGGACTTCACGGGCACCACCGGCGCGAGCAACATCCTGGTCGTCGGTGACTGGCGGAACTACCTGATCGCCGACAGGGCGGGGATGAGCGTCGAGCTGATCCCGCACATGTTCGACGTGACGAACAACCGCCCCACGGGCCAGAGGGGCTGGTTCGCGTGGGCTCGGCACGGCGCGAACAGCATCAACGACCTGGGCTTCCGCCTGCTGCAGAACCAGGCGTAACCGCTTATCTTCCCGCCGGCTGCCTGGGTGGTCGGCCGGCGGGAACCCCAACCACCCGCCACCACCCGAGGAGGAATCATGGACGTCGTCATCGCGACCGACACCGTCAACGTGACATTCGCAGGGAAGCGGTGGCACATCCCGCGCGGCACCGCGTGGGACGCCTCCGATCCGCTGGTGAAGCAGTTCCCGGGCCTGTTCTCGGCCGACGACCGGTTCATCGGCCGGACGGTCGAACGCACCGAGCCCACCGCAGAGCCTGAGCCGCCGGTCGAGCGGGCCACCGCGGCGCCCGGCGAGCGGACCCAGGCACGCCGGCCGCGGGCCGGGAAGTGACGGCCACGGAGGTGGCCGCCCCGCCGGTGGCCGCCTCGACCGCGGACACCGCCTGCCTGGCGTACGTGCACGGCCACGAGGTCGCCTACTCCTGGCACCAGAGCGTGATGGGCCTGCTCGGCTACGACCTGGCCAACCACCAGCGGCTGCTGCGCGGCGGCTACCTGGGGATGCGGTACGGGACCGGCGGCATCGTGGACGCCCGCAACGCCACCGTGGCGCAGTTTCTACAGGGCGCCGGTGAGTGGCTGTTCTGGACCGACACCGACATGGGGTTCGCCGAGGACACCCTGGACCGGCTCATCGCGGCCGCCGACCCGCAGACGCGGCCGATCGTCGGCGCGCTCTGCTTCGCGCTGCAGGAGTACGCCCTCGACGGGCTGGGCGGCCACCGGACCCGGCCGTGCCCGACGCTGTACCGGTGGGCGCAGGTCGGTGACGGCCGGCAGGGCTTCACGGCCTGGCTGGACTACCCGCGTGAGCAGCTGGTCGAGGTGGCCGGGACGGGGTCGGCGTGCATCGTCATCCACCGCCAGGTCCTCGCGGCGGTCGCTGAGAAGTACGGCCCGAACTGGTACTCCCGCATGGCCAACCCGACCACGAGCCAGCTGCTGTCGGAGGACCTGGCGTTCTGCGCGCGGGCGGTCACCTGCGGCTTCCCGGTCTTCGTGGACACGCGGGTCAAGACCACCCACCTGAAGCAGGTGTGGGTCGGCGAGGACACCTACACGCATCCGGCGGTGACCGCTTGAACGAGGCCGAAGGCCTGGTCGTCATCGTGCCGTCCCGCGGACGTCCGGCTGCGGCGCACGAGCTCGCCACGACGTTCAAGCGAACCTGCGGCCTGCGCACCGAGCTCGTATTCGCCATCGACGACGACGATCCGGAACGCCCGGACTACGAGGACCTCGACACGCTGGTCGGCCCCAACACGACCATGGTGGAAGCCCTCAACCGCGCGGCCGCCGAAGTGCTGGCCCGGCCGCGGCCGCCGATGGCGATCGGCTTCATGGGCGACGACCACCGGCCACGCACAGCGGGCTGGGACGTCGACTACCTCGCGGCCCTGGCCGAGCGGCCCGGCTTCGTGTACGGCGACGACCTCGTACAGGGAGTGCGGCTGCCGACGCAGGTGGCGATCAGCACGCAGGTAGTGCGCGCGCTCGGGCACATGGCCCCGGCCAGCCTGCGGCACATGTACGTGGACGACTACTGGCGGGATCTCGGTCAGGCGGCGGGCTGCATCACCTACCTGCCGAACGTGATCGTGGAGCACCTGCACCCGGTGGCCGGTACAGCGGCGTGGGATGACGGCTACCGCCGGGTGAACGCCCGCGAGGTGTACGCCCACGATCGCCAGGCGTTCGAGGCGCACATGCGCGATCACGGGGCCGCCGAGGTCCTGGCCGTGCAGAGCGCGTGCGCGGCGGTGGCGCGATGACCCGGAAGCGACTGCGCCCGGCCTACACCGATGCCGAGCTGGCGGCGCTGTACCGGGCGCCGCACGACCACCGACGCTGGCGCGACCACCACCTGCGTGTGGACGTGACCATCGCAGTGGCCCGCTGGATGGCCGGCGACGGCGTGGCGGCGGCCGCGGACCTGTCGTGTGGCAACGGCGCAATCTTGACCGCGACGCCGGCCGAGGTGAAGCACTACGGCGACATCGCGCCCGGCTACCAGTACCACGGCCCGATCGAGCAGACGATCGACCAGATCCCCAAGATCAACCTGATGGTGTGCTCAGAGACGCTGGAGCACGTCGACGACCCGGACTTCGTGCTGGCCCGAATGCGCGAGCGCGCCGGAATGCTGGTGCTCAGCACGCCGGTCGGAGCGTGGGGCGATACGAACCCGGAACACTACTGGGCCTGGAGCCGCGAGGACGTCGAGGACATGCTGAAGGCCGCCGGGTGGCACCAGCACGTGTACGCGACCGCTGACTTCACGCCCATGGGCTTGCCGTACGAGTTCGGCATCTGGGGCGTCCGATGAGGGCCCTGGTCACCGGCAGCGCCGGATTTGTTGGCCGTCACCTGGAGGCCGAGCTGCTGCGGCGCGGCTGGTCGGTCTACGTGTGCGACCTCGACGACTACGCCGGCGGCATCGACGCGCACGACATCTTCCGCACGAGCACCGAGCAGTACGACCTGGTGGTGCACGCCGCGGCCACTGCCCCGCACCGGGCCGCGATCGATGGCCAGCCGATGAACCTCGCCCTCGACCTGGCGCTCGATGCCGCTATGTTCGAGTGGGCGGTGCGCACCCGGCAGCGGCGGGTGCTGTACCTGTCGTCCAGCGCTGCGTACCCGGTTGACCTGCAGAACGACTTCGCTACGGCGAGGGAGCTGCAGGAGGACATGATCCGGTGGGACCGCTACAACGTGGGCGCGCCGGACGCCTCCTACGGCTGGGTGAAGCTGACCGGCGAGCGGATGGCCGCGGCCGCGGCTCAGGCCGGGCTCGCCGTGCACGTCGTCCGCCCGTTCTCGGGCTACGGCAGCGATCAGGGCGAGTCCTGGCCGTTCGGCGCGTTCGCGGCCCGGGCCAGGCGGCGCGAGGACCCGTTCACGATCTGGGGCGATGGCCGCCAGGTACGCGACTGGATCCACATCGACGACGTCGTGGCCGGCGCGCTCGCCGTGGTCGACGTGGACGTGCGGGAGCCGGTCAACCTGTGCACGGGGGTCGGCACGAGCATGCGGGAGCTCGCGGAGCTCGTGTGCGCCGGGGCCGGGTACGAGCCCGCGTTCGTCCTGCGTGAGGATGCCCCGGCTGGGGTGGCGTATCGGGTCGGTGATCCTTCCCGGCTGTTCGAGATCTATCGGCCCAAGGTGTCCCTCGCCGAGGGCGTTGAGCGCGCCATGCAGGCGCTGGTGAAGTGAGGGGGACTGGTGAGCGACTTCGCGATGGCCGGTGACGGCGTCGGCGTGGGCGTGGCCTCGACGGTGGGCGACATCGTTCGCGGCACCACGCACTGGCTTGTCGAACGGTGGGATGTCGAGCAGACAGCGTGGGCGGCGCGGCGGATCGGGTTCGATCCGGTGGCGGCCGACTTCCACCAGCTCGGCGTGCGACCGTACGAGGTGACCGAGCATCTGGGCAACGCGATCTTGTCCGCGGGGTGGACGCGGGTCCTCAACCTGGTGATCGGCACTGGTTCGACGCAGGCGTTCGACGCGACGCACACCCGGATCGGGGTCGGTGACGGCGTCACGGCGGTGACGACCGCCGACACCACGCTGACCGGGTCGACGAACAAGTACTTCAAGCTCGTCTCAGGAGTGGGCGTGATCGCGCCGGGTGCGGGGCCGCCCACGACGACGCTGACGTTCACGGCGACGTTCGGCAGCTCGCAGGGCAATTTCGCCTGGCAGAAGTTCGGCATCGACCAGGGGACGGCGGACGGTACGACCGAGGTTGCTCCGCTGCTGAACGCCGCCGTGTCGAACCAGGGGACCAAGGTCGCTGGGCAGACGTGGACCGCAACGGCCGCCCTGAGCTTCACGTAGACGATCATGCAGTGGCCCATCCCGCCCTTCCCCACGAAGATCGTGACCGGGTCTGCCGTCACACTCACATCGGCGGCCGCCACCAACAGCAAGGGCGCCTGGAGCACTCTCCTCTCCGGCCTCTCCGCTCCCGCAGCCTGGGTCTGCGTCGGCACGCCGCACAACCTTTTCGCCGGCTTCCACGGCTTCCTGCTTGACCTGGCGGTAGGAGAATCCGGGTCGGAGACGATCGTCGCCCCCAACCTCATGATCGGATATCGGGGTTGGCGCGGCACAGCGTTCCCCCTTCACATCCCGGCAGGCGCTACCCTCCGAGGTCGCGTGTCCTGCCAGTCGAGCAGCCAGACCACCACAGTCCAGATCGGGGCGTACCTGGCGGAGCCTGACTCGGGCCTGTCCGTCCCCGGCCGGATCACCCCCTACGGGCCGACCGCCTTTTCGACCGGAGGCGTCGATGTCACCCCGTCGGGCACGGCGAACGTCAAGGGCTCCTGGGCTCAGCTCACCGCCTCGACCACGTCGCCGATCCACGCGCTCATGGTCCTCACGCAGGGCACCACGAACAATCAGTCGGTGATCGACTACAGGATCGATATCGGGGTGGGCGGAAGCGGGTCGGAGACGGTCATCATCCCGGACCACTCCGTGATGATCGACAGCGCAGAGCTTGCGTGGCCGTATACGCCGGAGTTCTATCCGCTGTCGCTGTCGATCCCCGCCGGGGTGCGCCTCGCCGCGCGGTGCTCGTCCAAGAGCAACACCCTGACCACGCCGATCGGAGTCGGCCTCTACGGGTTCACCTTCTGAGGAGGCGGCAGGATGGCGTTGACGGTCACCGCGTCCGGCACTCAGGCCGCCAGCGTCGGTGTTGAGCACACCCTCACCACCCTCACAGCAGGGAAGACGTACACGCTCCACGTCGACTGCAACGCCATGACCCACGGCTCCGGCACCGCCGACGAGCTCGAACTGCGGATTAAGGCGAACGTGCTCAACGGCGGCACCGAACGGATCGTCTATATGGCCACGTTCGTCGGCGCCCAGGACATCCCCATCAAGATCAGCCTGCCGGTCCCGGTGCCCCAGACCGCCACCGTCACCCTCAAGCAGACCGCAGGCACCGGCCGCTCCTTCCCTTGGGCGATCACCACCCCCGACGGCTGACATGAGCCGCTACCGCGACCGCACCATCCCGCGGAATTCGACCACAGTCATCGATCTGGCGGACGCAGCCGCCTCACAGCAGCAGCTCAACGCGGCCGCCACGATCACTCTCGCCCAACCAGCGAGCGGGGCCGACGCGATCGCGCCCGTCCGGCTGGTAGCTCTCGCCGACGCCGGTGCCGCTACCGATTCGGTTGCGTTGTCCGCCACCGCGCTCCTCGCGGAGGCGGGCGCGACCGAGGACGCGGTAGCGCTGGGCACGCCCACGCCGATAGGCGACAGCGCAACGGCGGCGGATGGCCTCACCGCGGCGGCGGCCGTGTCGCTGACGCAGGCCGCCGCGGCACAAGAAGCGCTGGCCATATCGGTGGCCGCGACGCTGACTGATGTCGGTTCAGCGCTCGACGCCGTGTCGGGCAGTCTGCTGCTGCTCAAGGCGTTCGGAGATGGAGCGGCCGGTACCGACTCGCTGACGGTCGAGGTCACCCGAGAGATCGCGGGCGCGGGTGAGCCCTACAGCGGTTGGCTTGCGGGACCGCCTGAGGTGCGTTGGGAAGCTGGCGCCCCGTTCAGTCCATGGGCCGCGGCCAGCCCTTCTATCGAATGGGCGGCGACCGCGCCATCGAGCCGCTACTCGGCAGGCCCGCCCGTCCTGGAGGAGGTGTGAACGTGGAGCCGCTCTCGATCTCCTCACTGAGTAAGCCGTACGTCTACTCCCATATCAAGGGTGCGGCCGGTACCGGGACAGTGGAGTTCGCGTTCGTCCAGGCTGTGGAGCCGTCTGGGGGCGACTGGCACGCGGGTTCATGGGGGAGCGCCACGGCGACCGGCGCGTGGGCGCGGGCCCTGATCGGGCCGGGCACGGACTTCGAGCTCACAAACGGCACCTGGCAGATGTGGGTGCGCGTAACGAGCTCGCCAGAGGAACTGGTGATGCATGCGGGCGAGGTGCTGATCACATGAGTGGGGTGCTGCTCGAACGTCGCTGGCACTGCACCCTCTGCCCGTCGGCGGCGATCACCCGGGATGGTTCGACGCCGATGCACCCGTGCCGGGGCATGGCGGGGCTGATGGTTCCGCTCACGCCGGTCGGCGTCGCTGCGGAGCTGCGCGCGGTTGAGCGGGAGGACTACGTGGGCCGCGAGCTGGTGCAGACCGACGGCAACGGAAGGCCGGTGATGGCAGTGAGGACGCTGCGGGATGACGGTGAGGACTGCACGGTGTATGCGCCGACCGCCGTGGCGTCGGGTGAGGAGGTCCCCTGTGGATGAGAAGGCGGCCAAGCGGTTGCGGGCCGCAGCGGAGCATCAGCGCCGGGTGGCGTCGGTGGCCGCTGAGGCGGTGGGCCGCGCCGAGATCAAGGCCGAACGGGCCCGCCAGGCGCGCGTGGCGGCGGAGGCGGCGTTGGACCGGGCTCGGCAGCAGGCGTCAGAGGCTGAGGGCCGCGCGGAGGCGGCCGAGCGGGAGCTCGTCGCAGCCGGGCTGGAATCAGGTCCGGTGGCCGGCCACGTGGTGTCGGCCAGAGCGGGGACGGCGACTGCTGAGGGGGCGGCCCATGTCATGGACTGAGAGCCGGATCTTCCGCCCGCTGGTGGCGGACATGGCCATGAACACCGCAGCGTTCGACCTCGACGGCACCGACACCATCATGGCCGCGCTGTTCAACAACGCCATCACGCCGGACCGGAACGTGACGGCGGCGCTGTCGGCCTACAACGCAGGCCAGTGGGCGAACGCCAACGAGGTGTCCGACGCAGGCCAGTGGGACGCGGGCGGCCTTGCCTTGACGTCGCCGACGATCAACTCCGGCTCGCCCGGGGTGGTGTTCTTCGACGCGGCGGACGTCGAGTCGGGTGCGGCAGCGGAGCTGGCGAACGTGTACGGCGTGTACGTGTACGACGGATCACTCACGACGCCGGTCGCCGACCAGGGGATCTGCTACAACTACCTGGGCGGCCAGAACGGCATCGCGGGCGGCACGTTCCGCGTGGTCTGGGCGGTCAACGGCATCTGGCGCGTCACGCTGTAGATGCCCGTCGAGATCTCCTACGTCCGCCGGTTCAACCGGCAGACGCTCGCCGCAGGCCTGCGTGCCGGGCCCGGCCTGGTCGGCTACCTGGGTCGCGAGGACGACCTGACCGTCTACAACGTCGGTGACCCGCTGCCGTCGGGCGCGGTTTGGGACGCCGGGGCGTTCCGGATCAACGCCGACGGGTTCATGCTGCAGCGGTTCCGGATCAACGCCGAGGTGGTGTCCTACGGGGCCAACCCGACGCTGCGGCAGGGCGTCGTGGAGTGCGGCCCGGGGAGCACGTTCGGGATTACCCTGAACGGCTCCGGCAAGGGCACGCTGACGGTCGAGGATGTGACCGTGCGGCGGTCGCCTCCGGCCATGGCCGGGGACGTGCAGACCAACGGGATCTCTTCGGACAGCGCGCTGATCGCGCGCCGGTGCGACGTGTCCGGTTCGGGAGACGGCATTCACGTGGTGGCCGGTGGCGGCTCGCTGGTGAGCCAGTGCTGCATCCATGGCCTGGCGTTCGTGGATGAGGAGCAGCACCTCGACCCGATCCAGGTGTTCTCGGGGGCGGGCGGCGCGATCACGGTCGAGCACTGCTGGGTGGGCCCGGCGTTCTCCGCTGGCGGCACGCCGCCGAACTCCTCGCTGACGTGCGGGTTCGCGACCAACAGCGGCCCGATCATCACGCCGACGATCCGCAATTGCTTCTTCTCCTCCGGCCTGTACCACCTGCGGATCGGCTACCGGGTCACCGGTGCCGTGGTTGTCGACAACGACCTGGGCGAGCTGAGTTCGGGTGAGTTCGGACTGGTGGCCGTGACCGAGCCCAGCAGCATTGCCAGCTGGTCGAACAACCGGGACGACGGCGGCACCCCGGTCCCGCCCCCGTAGGAGGTGCCATGACCACGATCCGCTCGGTGACGGTCGGCACCAACAACGGGTCGTCGCCCACGGTGGCTGCGACCACACCGAGCGAGGGCGACGTCGCCCAGGCCGGCGACACGCTGCTGGTGATCCACTGCAACGACTTCTACGCGTTCGCCAACATGGGCACCCCGGCAGTGTCTCCCGGCTCTCCCGAGCTCAGCCCCGTACCCAACGGGTCGGCCGACTCCGGCGACACCGGCGCCCACATCCGCTCCTACACCGCCACGGTGGCCACGTCGGGGGCGCAGACGGTCTCGGTGACCGAGGCTGCGCCAGGCGACGAGGAGAAGGCCATTGTTGTGTTCGTGCTGGCCGACGCGGACGCGGCGAACCCTGTGGACGACGCGGCAGGCACGTTCGGATCGTCGGCGACTCCTCAGCCGGCGCCATCGGTGTCTCCGTCCACGTCGGACGCGCTGCTGATCTGCCACGTCAACAGCGGCGGCGGCGCCAGCACGGCGTCGTACACCTCGCCGGGCGGCATGGCCGAGCAGTACGAGATCCACGTCGGCGGGCTCAGCGGTGTGGGCGCGACCGAGCAGCTGGCCGCGGCCGGCGCGACCGGCACGAGGACCTTCACCGCGGCGTCCAGCGTGCAGTGGGCCGCGGTGTCGATCGCGATCCGGTCGGCGGCCGGCGGCGGCGTGGTGGAGGCACACGCGGTCGAGGCGGCCGCCACCGCGGCGGCGGTGGATGCGACCGCTTCGGTGGCCCCGGGCGCGGGAGCCGCGACCGCACTGGCCGAGGCGCTGTTCGAAGCGGGGACGCACGTCTCCGTTGAGCTGATCGCAGACGCTCCGATCGAGGTCCAGGCAGACGCGCACGACGCGGCCGCGCTGGTCGGCCCAGCCGCGGGCGCCGCGGTGGCCGCGGCCGCTGGCGTGGACGCGGCAGTGTCGGTGTCGGCGCAGGCCGGGTTGGCGTCGGGGTCCGCGGCGGCCCTGGACGCGACCGTCTCGACGGCGATTGAAGAGTCGGCGCTGGCCGAGGTCGCCCCAGCGACGGGTTCGGCTCTGGACGCCAGCCTCGTGGTGGCGGTGACGGCCGGGGTCGCGGTGGCGTCGGCGGCCGCGGTGGACGCGGCGGGCCCGGGCGTGCCGGTGAGCGTGGGCGGGATGCGGCCGCGGGCGCGGCGAGGTCCGGAGATGGCGGGCGGTCAGCGACGGGTGGCGGCGATGGCGGGAGGCACCAGGTGAGTTTCGATCTCGGCGATCCGGTTCCGTTGACTGTCACGATCACCGATGAGGACGGCAACCTGGCCAACGCCGGGAACGTCGCCCTGACGATCACGCTGCCGGACGGCACGACCGTCGTGCAGAACCCGGTCACGCCGACCGAGGCCGGCGTCTACGACTACAACTACGAGACCGTCCAGGCGGGCGTGCACAGGGTGCGGTGGCTGGCCACCGGCGCCAACGCCTGCGCCTTCACCGACGTGATCAACGTCGAGCCCGCCGAGGGCATGCCGTTCATCAGCCTCGCCGACGCCCGCAACCACCTGAAGAAGACCAGCACCGCCGACGACGAGAAGCTGCGCGGGTTCATCGCCGCCTCCTGCGCGATGGTCGAGGACCGGATGGGGCACGTCACCCCGATCACGCTCACCTTCGATGGGTGCGGCCGCACGGTGATCCTGGAACGGCCGGTCATCTCCGTGATCAGCGTCGTCCGGCTCCCGGGCGGCGAGGAAGTCCCGGAGGCCGACCCGCTCAACGGGGTCCACGGCTGGACGCTGGACGCTGGCGCCGGAGTGCTCACGCTGTCGCGCTCCTACGGCCGGGTGCGGGCCACCGTCCGCGCGGGCCGCAGCCCGCTGCCCGGCAACTTCCGACTCGCCGGCCTGGAGCTGACGGGCCACCTGTGGCGGACCTCGCAGCACAACACCTCCGGCGGCCGGCCGAGCCTGGGCGTCGACGAGACGATCGTGCCGGGCGTGACGTACGCACTGCCGTACAACGTGCGCCAGCTCCTGGGCCTCGACAAGCGGCCGCGCGAGGAGATCCTTGTCGGCTGATCCGGGCCGCCGCGTTCGCGATTTCAGGGTCAGGTTGAACCTGACCTCCATTCACCTGGGAGGACGTAGCTGATGCCGCCGACCGTGAGCACCGTCCCGGCCTGCCTGGACGCCCTCCTGGCCGCCGCCCGCCGGGCGCTCCCGGGAGTGCAGGTCCTCGACGGCCAGCCGGCCGAGGACATCGAGGATGACGTGATCCTCATCGGGTTCACGGGCGAGCCGGGCGAGCAAGCGGTCACCTCGACCCGGGCCGTCCAGCAGGGGAGCCGGGCGCCGGACCGGGAGTCGTACGACATCACGTCGCTGGCCGCCTCGTGGGGTGGCCACGAGACCGACCCGAAGGCCGTACGCGACCGCGCCTACGGGTTCGTCAACGCGATCGCCGCCGAGATCGCCCAGGATCAGACGCTCGGCCGCGTCGTGATGACGGCCCGGATCTCGACCGAGGCGTTCGCGCAGGCGCAGACCGAGCGGGGCGCCACGGCCGTGGTGCGGTTCGTCGTGCACGTCGAGGCCTTCACGAGGGGCTTCTGATGGCGAAGAAGGTCGTCGTCACCGAGGGCGCGGCGGAGATCCGCTGGTTCTGCCGGCAGTTCGACAAGTTCCCGAAGGAAGTCCGGCAGGAGCTGCGGCCCAAGATCCGCGCTATCGGCACCACGGCGCTGGCGTCGGTGCGGGCGAAGGCGGCCTGGTCGACGCGGATCCCGTCGGCGACCCGGCTCAAGATCGGGCTGTCGAAGAAGAATCCCGGCATCGCCATCGAGGTCAACAAGGCCAAGGCGCCGCACGCCCGGCCGTACGAGAACAACGACCAGGACGGCTTCTTCTACGCGCCGTTCTTCGGCGATCGGGACCGCTGGTACCAGCACCCCGCCAGGCCGTTCCTCGTGCGCGGTGCCCGCCCGCACTTCGAGCGGATCGACACCGAGATCAAGCAAGTCGTGGACGAGGCCGCGCGCAACGCGGGCTTCCGGCCCTGATGGATCGAAAGGACAGCTCATGGCTCTCAGCGTGCGCGCGCTCGTGCAGTTCGCGGCATCCCTGACCAACTCCCAAGACCTGAGCTCCGGCTCGTCGGAGACGCCGTTCGGCCGGCAGTTCTCCTTCGCTGACGGTACTGGCCTCAACCAGGCCAACCGGATCTGGGCCGACGCGCGGACGCTGGCCGCGTCCGCGTCGGAGGACCTGGACCTGTCCGGCACGCTGACCGACGCGTTCGGCGCGACGATCACGCTGCAGAAGGTCAAGGGCTTGATCGTCGCGGCCGCTTCGACGAACACGAACAACGTGGTGATCGGCGGCGCGGCGGCCACGCAGTGGGTCGGCCCCTTCGGTGCGGCCACGCACACCCTGGCGGTCCAGCCCGGCGGCGTCCTGGCGCTGTTCACGCCGGCAGCCGCGGGCTACCCGGTGACGCCGACCACCGACCTGCTCAAGGTCGCCAACTCCGGCGCGGGCACCCCCGTGACCTACCAGATCGTCATCGTCGGCACGAACTAGGAGGGCGGGCGTGAGAACGCAGTTCATCGACATGGTCCACCCAGACCTGCCCGGCCAGGTCTACAAGGCGCCGGCCCAGGGCGTAGGCCAGCTGGCGCGCGCGGGCTGGCAGGTCCGCGAGGAGACGCCGCCCGACCCGCCGACCGCCCCGAAGCCCACCGAAGCCCCGGCCGACGCCGGGGCTTCGTCGTTGGAGGACACCGACCAGCCCGCCGCACGTCGGCGCGCTTCCGAGAAGAAGGGGGAGTAGCCGATGCCCGCAACACCGATCGCCGCCGTGGAGCGCTACTGGCCGACAGGGGTCAGCGAGTGGCTCTGGGTTCCGACCATGGCGGACTACGAGAACCCGACCAGGGCCGAGATCAACGCCGGTACGGCGCTGCGCCGGGAGATGAACAGCTCCGAGGGCTGGAACACCACCGGCGAGGAGATCGCGACCCCGGACGGAGAGTCCCGGTTCGAGTCCAGCATCCCCGGCAAGATCACCGCCGAGGAGTCGTCGTTCACCATCTACGCGGCGGAGGACGGGCAGGACGCCCGCCAGCTCATGCCGCGCGGCACCGCCGGATACGTCGTCCGCATGCCGGGCGGCGACGTCGCCGGGCGGCTCATGGACATCTACCCCGTCCGCGTCAAGACCGTCTCCAAGCTCATGAACGTGGGCGAGGAAGAGGCCGGGCGGCTCCAGTTCCAGTTCAGCATCACGCGCGAGCCGGCCGAGGACGTCGTCATCCCGGCCTGAGCAGCACGTCGTAACCACCCACCAACCACCCACTACAGGAGATCACTGTGTCGCAGTACCTGTCCAAGGACGACTTCTGGGCCGCGTCCGAGAAGCTGCCCGCCGAGGAAGTCACCCTCGTGGACCCGCACGGCAAGACCGTCGGCAAGATGCGCATGCGCGGCCTTGACGGCAACGAGCTGGAGGCGTACCAGGACTCGCTCCAGGCCCGCAAGCAGGGCGAGCGCGTCAGCCTGCGCGGGGCCATGACCCGGCTCGTCGCCAAGTGCGCCATCAACGAGGACGGCAGCCCGTACTTCGACAGCGTGCGGGAGCTGTCGCGGCTCGGGAAGTCGCCCAGCTGGATGCTCATGCAGCTGTTCGACTCGGCGACCCGCCTGTCCGGCACCACGCCGGACGCCGTCAAGGAGGCGGCGGGAAATTTCGACGACGACCTGAGCGAGCCTTCGCCTTTCGACTAGCGCTCGCTCTCGGCGGCCGCACGGTCGCCGAGCTGCTCCGCGACATCTCCGCGCGCGAGCTCGTGGAGTGGCAGGCCTACGAGCAGGTGTTCGGCCCGATCGGGCCTGCCCGTGACGACGTTCTCGCCGGGCTGATCTCGATGCACACCGCTGCCGCGATGGGCGGCAAGAACCTGACGATCGACAAATTCCTCCCCCGGTGGGGCGAACGACGGGAGGAACTCGATGGCGTCGATCAAGAACCTCCTGATCAGGCTCGGGGTCGTCGCTGACGATGTCGACGGGCCCGTCGAGCGCACCACCCGCGGACTGGAGCGCGTCGCCCGGCAAGCCGAGCGCACCGGCAGCAGCCTCGGTGGCCTCGGCCGCGGCTTCGACGCCGTCGGCGACAGCGCCAGCCGCGTGCACGGACGGCTCAGCAGCGTCGGCGACATGCTCGGCAACATCGGCGTCAAGCTCGGGTCGATCGCGAGCGGCGTGGCCTCGTTCACGTCCCAGCTGGCGTCCATGGGCGCTGCCGCGGCCGCCGCCGGAACCCGGCTCGCCACCACGATCTCCACGCTGGCGCTCATGTCGTCGGCGCTCGCGTCGGCCACCACCGCGTCGGCCGGCCTGGTCGCCGCGCTCGCGCCCGCTTCCGGCATCTTCGCCGCCCTGCCCGGCGGCATCCTGCTCGGTGCGGCTGGGCTCGGCACGCTCAAGCTCGCGCTGATGGGCGTCGGAGATGCCTTCAAGGCGGCCCTGTCCGGCGACGTCCTGAAATTCCAGCTCGGAATCAAGGACCTGTCCGGCGCAGCAGGCGATGTCGCCTACGAGCTGTTCCAGATGTCCGGCGCGTTCATGGGGCTCAAGGACGCCGCCCAAGACTCGTTCTTCCAGCCGCTGGTCGGCCAGCTGCAAGCCCTCTACCCGCTCCTGCACGCGCTGCGGGAGGGGATCGGCGGCGCCGCCGGGGCATTCGGCAGCGCCGCCGCCGAGGTCCTCCGTTTCGTCGCGTCGGTCGACAGCGTGTACGCGGCCGAGGAAGTCTTCCGGATCCTCAAGAAGTCGATCGAGGGCCTGACACCGGCGATCCAGCCGCTGCTCGCCGGCTTCCGCGACCTGGGTGTGCTCGGCGCGAGCTGGCTGTCCGGCTTCGTCCCCGGCATCACCGCCGCAGCTCAGAGGTTCGGCTGGTTCCTCCAGCACGCGGTGGCGAGCGGCCAGGCCCTGAACTGGATGGAAGGCGCGGCCGCCGTGTTCCGGCAGCTCGCCGCCATCGTCGGCGACCTCGGCGGGATCCTCGCTGGAGTCTTCCGCGCCATCCAGGCGGATGGCCAGAACGTCCTCGGCATCTTCGGCCAGCTGCTCGACGGGCTGCACCAGTTCGTCGACTCCGCCCAGGGCCAGCAGGTCATCGCCACCATCTGGCGGGCGCTGCTGGAGGTCGGTGGCGCACTCCTGCCGGTCATCGAGGCGCTGGCCGGGGCGGTCGCGGCCCTGGCGCCGATCGTCGCCGATCTGGCTACCACCGTCGGCCCGATCCTTGCCGGCGCGATCTCCGCGCTTGGCCCGGCAGTCGCCGCGGTCGGACCCGGCGTCATCGCGGTCTTCCAGGGAATCGGGCAGGCAGTCAACGCGATCACGCCCGCGCTGCTGCCGCTCGGGCAGGCCATCGGGTCCGCGCTGGCCGCCCTGCAGCCGCTCGTCGCGGCGATCGGTCCCGCGATCGTCGCGCTCCTACCCGGCGTACAGGCGGTCCTGGGCGCCCTCGCGTCCGGCCTCACGGCGCTCACGCCAGCCCTGGCCCCGGTCGCTTCCGCGATCTCCGCCCTCGGCGCCGCGCTCGCCCCGCTCCTGCCGGTGCTCGGCCAGGTCATCGCCATGCTGGGAGGCGCGCTGGCGCAGCACGTCCAGGCGATGGTGCCGCTCCTGCAGCCGCTCGTCGCCGCCGTGGGCCAGCTGGCGACGACGTTCGGCGCCGGGCTGGTCTCCGCCATCCAGACGCTGTCGCCGCTGATCGGCCAGCTGGTGACCGGGCTGACGCAGCTGCTCGTGTCGCTGGGGCCGCTGCTCACGCAGGTGCTGCAGCTCGGAACGGTGCTGGCGTCATCGCTGGTGCCGGTCCTCACGCAGGTCGCCACCACGGTGGGCGGCGCACTGGTCAGCGCACTGACCACACTGGCGCCACTGCTCAGCCCCATCCTGGCGGCGTTCGGGCAGCTCGTGGCTGCCTTGGCACCGCTGGTCGCGCAGGTGCTGCTGCTGGCGGGCGCGTTCCTGTCGAGCCTGCTGCCCGCGGTAACCCCGCTGATCGGAACGCTCCAGCAGGTCGTCACGGTGATCGGCGGCGCACTCGTTCAGGGATTCACGATCCTGCTGGACGCGATCACCCCGCTGCTGCCCGTGATCTCGCAGCTGGTGCAGACGCTCGTCGGGGCCCTGCTGCCCGCGATCGCACCGCTGATCCCGATCGTCGCGCAGATCGCCGCCACACTCGGCACGGCCCTCGTGACCGCGATCACCACCGCGGTCACCGCCGCCACCCCGCTCATCGCCGTCCTCGGCCAGGCCCTGCAGACCATCGGCGGCGCCCTGCTTACCGCCGTCCAGGCGATCACTCCCTACATCCAGCAGTTCGCGCAGGCGATCGCCGGCCTGGCGCCGATCATCACCCAGCTCATCTCCGCCGCGCTGCCCATCATGGTGCAACTCATCCAGCAGGCCGCGCCGATCGTCGGGCAGCTCGTGACCGCGTTCGGCACGCTGCTGACAGCGCTCGCCCCGCTGCTGCCGATCGTCGTCCAGATCGCTGGCGTCATCGGCTCCACGCTGCTCAGCGTCATCTCCAGCCTGCTCACGGGGATCACGCCTCTGCTCGGGCCCCTCGGCGAGCTGGCCGTCACTCTCGGGCAAGTCCTCCTGGACGCCGTTCAAGCGGTCGCACCGTTCGTCGTCCAGCTCGCCCAGGCGGTGGCGCAGCTCCTCCCGGTGCTGGCGCCACTGATCACGCTCGCGGCCCAGGTGGCGGCCCAGCTCGGCGGGATCCTCGTGCAGGGCATCACCGCGCTGGTCAACGCGATCACACCCGTGCTGCCGACCATCGTCCAGCTGGCGCAGCAGATCGGTACGGCGCTGCTCACCGCGCTGCAGGCCGCGGCGCCGGCGATCCTTTCGATCGTCCAGGCGGTCGTCGGCTTGCTGCCGGTGCTGACGCCGCTGATCCCCATGTTCGTGCAGCTGGCGGCGCAAATCGCGCCGCTGGTCATCCAGTTCCTGCCGGTCCTCGCCCAGCTGATCACCACACTGGCGCCGATCATCGTGCAACTCGTCGGCGTCGTAGGCCAGCTCCTCCAGGCGCTGATGCCGCTGCTGCCGATCTTCCTGAAGCTCGCGATGGAGATCATCAAGCCGCTGGTGCCGATCGTGCTGCAGCTGGTGCAGGCGTTCATCCCGATCGTCCAGGCGATCCTGCCGCCGATCGTCCAGCTCATCCAGGCGCTCGCGCCGATCCTGGGCCTGGTCGCGAACGCGTTCGGTCAGATCTTGCAGGCGCTCATGCCGCTGCTGCCGCCGCTGATCCAGCTGCTGTCGTCGATCCTCACGCCGCTGCTGCCGATCATCACGTCCCTGGCCCAGCTGCTTACCCCGATCATCGGGATCTTCGCGCAGCTCGTGGTCGCCGTGACACCGCTGATCGAGGTGCTCCTCAACCTGATCGTGAGCGTGCTCACCCCGCTGATCGACATCATCGCCACCGTCATCACCTGGCTCGTCGACAAGCTGACTCCGGCGTTCGAGTGGGTCGGCGGGATCATCGAGGACGTCGTCAACGGCATCGGCGACATCTTCGAGTGGATCTTTGACCTGCTCGTCGGCAATTCGATCATCCCCGACCTGATCACCGAGATTAAGTCGTGGTTCCAGAAGGGCGTCGACTGGGTCAAGGGGATCGTCGCCTGGTTCGGCGATCTGCCCGAGATGTTCGCCACCTGGCTCGGCCGAGTGGTCAACGAAGTTCAGGCGCGGTGGCACCTCATCAAGAACTACATCGAGATGAAGATCCACGAGATCCGCGACAAGATCTCCGACATCTTGAACGCCATCGGCCAGCGATGGAACGACTTCTGGGACGGCGTCAAGAACTTCATCTCCGAGAAGTGGAACCAGATCAAGGACGCTGTCTCGCGTGGCATCGACAACGTCATGTCCTTCATCTCTGGGCTCCCAGGCCGGATCACCGGCGCGCTCGGCAACATGGGCAACCTGCTCTACAACGCAGGCCGTGACCTCGTCGTCGGATTTTGGAACGGCCTGGTCAGCATGTGGAACTGGTTCATCGGCGAGGTTCAGAACCTCTTCGGCAGCGTCGCGGACTGGGCCAAATCGGTGCTCGGCATCGCGAGCCCATCGAAAGTCTTCGCCGCGATCGGCAGGGAGCTGCCCGCGGGCATGGCGCTCGGCATCACCCAGGCAGCCGGCCTGGTCGAGTCCGCGGTGGCCGGCCTGGCGAACTCGGCAACGATCGGCGTGGCCCTCGGCGGCATGGACGCGCTCGGCGCCGGGCCTGCGCCGTCGTTCGGCGTCGGCTACACCGCACCCGCGGTTGCTCGAGGAGGGACGACGATCGACAACCTCAGCTTGGTCGTGAACGGCGCGGACCTCGACTTCCGCAACCCGTCCGCGGCCGCCCGCCAACTCGCCCTCCACCTGCGCGACTACCTGCGCGGACTCGACGAGGAGCAGGCATGAGCCTCATCGTCGGCCGGGTGTGCCTGCGGGAGCCGGCCAGCGTGGATGAGGCGGCGGGCACTCTGTCGGTGTCGGGCAGGGAACCGTGGGCGGTGACCGGCCGGGACAACGTGCTGGCGACCCATGAGGCGATCCTGGGCCTGGCGGGTTCCCTGGTGCCGGTGCAATGGGGTGTCAAGGGCGAGCGGGACGGCTACTACACGGTGACGTCGGCCACCTCCGCCCTGACGGACCTCGCGGGCTACTCCGGGTACGCCGACTGGAAGCTCAGCATGGTGCGGCACGGCGGCGACAACGTCATCGACCTGGAGAGCCGCCTGGCCGGCGCGATCCGCCAGAACGATTTCGCGCTGACCGGCGAGCGCTGGCACGCGCCGGCGATCGGCCACTACGGCTACTACACCGGCTCGACCTCGCCCAGCACGATGACGCGCACGGGCGCCGACGGCGTGATGACGATCTACCGGGCCATCCCCGCGAACGTCAGCCCCCGGTGGGGGTGTGCCGTCGGCGACTACCTTCAGGGCGGCGTCCGGATCCTGGCAGGCTTCCCGCAGCGCACGATCACCGGCCTGGCGGCCGCAGTGCCGCCAGACCAGTGGGAGGTATCGAACGGGCTCGTGCGGGTCAGGCGGCTGTTCACCGGCGCCTCGATCGAGGTCAGCTCCTACACGGGCGGCGCGTGGCGGCCGAAGCTCTGGCAGATCGACATCGGCGCCGGCGCGATCACGGGCTGGGACTCGGCCACGATCCTGCGCAACGACCCCGAGTGCTGCATCCTGCGGATCACCGAGTCGCGCTCGCCGGGCCGGGTGACGGTGGACCTCACGATCCGGCGGGGGAGCCGCATCGTCGAGCTGTACGTGCAGCGCGGCGACAGCGGCAGCATCAGCGTCTACCTGGCCAGCGCGGCGGCGATGACCGACGGCACCTCCTACCTGCAGCAGACCGCCGATGACGCGGACGGCAACAAGGCGACATGCGGCTCCGCAAGAAATTTCGATCTTCACGCCAGCGGCGGTATGACGAAAACGGCCACCACGTGGATGGACTGCTACGTGGGTGTCGTCGTCGCAGGTAACTCGGCAGTGCCCGGAGACGAAGCCTGGAAGCTCCGCGACCAATACCTGGCGGCACTGCCGGAAATCGTTGCGGCTGTACGCCGGTAGGTCATTCGGGGGCGGTTTCGAGTTCGAGCTTCTTCCGTCCGCGCATGATGGTGGCCAGCGCGCGCTGATCGACCTCGTGGTTGGGCATGTCGGGGTTCTCCTCGGCGAGCTTCACCCAGACGGCCATGATGGTGTCCTTGTCCACGCCGTACTCGGCGGCGGCGATGTGCAGGGCTATGAGCCGCAGCCGGGAGGCGGCGTCCTGGGCGGCTTTGCCTACGCCCCGGAGGGCGTGCGCGACTTTCTCAGAGCGCTGGCTGGCTCGCTTGAACGCTGCGTTGAGTTCTTCTTCGGCGGTGGCGAGAGGCAAAGGGCCGCCGCCCTTGCCCTGGCCGGGCAGCATTTCTTTCCATGCTCGCCAGTCGGCGGGATTGTCCCAGCCGGGGGTGTCGCCGATCCATACGGCGGGCTTGGGGGTGGCGTGCGGGGTGTCGGCGTAGCGTCCGCGCCACTTGGAGACGGTGGCGGCGGAGACGCCGAACAGGTTGCCGACGTCGGCCATGCTCATGAACTTCTTCGGCTCCATGCCATCCTCCGAGAGTCTTTGTCGAGCTGGTGGACAAAGACTCGCACATGCTAGAGACCTTGTCCATAACTTAGACAAAGATTCTTGGAGGTGGGCGGTGACCGTTCAGGAGGTCGTGCAGGGGCTCGGCTCCTGGAGCATCACGCTCACCGCCGAAACCCCGAAAGAGATCACCGACCGGCTCGGCTACTTCGGCCACATCGCCATCTTCGCTGGCCGCGTCAACCCGCAGGAGTACCGAGACAACCTCCTCACCCAGGGCCGGTACGTCGGCGTCGTCACCGCCAAGGTCATGGACGACGAGCTGAAGAAGCTGTCCGGCCAGGGCATGGAGCTCTGGCTCGGCGACTCCGATGAGAAGGGTGAGATCTTCGAGACGCCCCTGAACATCACCGGCCAGAGCTTCGCCAACAGCATCAGGGCCGCCCTCGGCTCAGGCACCGCCGTCATCGAAGGCATCCTTCACGCCGTCGCCGGCACCTACTCCGGCACGCACGTGTGGCAGAACCGCCGTCAGGCCGTGCAGTACGTGTGCCAGCTGTTCGGCGCTGAGTACCGGGTGAACGGCAACGCGACGTTGGACGCTGGGACGCAGGCGCAGCTGTACCGGGCCACACCGGTGTGCGCGATCGTCCGCAAGGGCCTGGCAGGCCGGGACCTGTCGCTGTCGGCGCTGCCCGGCGACCTGGAACTCAGCCAGGACGTCAAGGACTTCACGACCAGGGTCGTGTTGCTCGCCGAGGGCCAGGGCGACGCGACCGCGACCGGCTCGGCCAACATCTCCTCGAACCCGTACCTCGACCTTCGCGGCCAGCCGATCAAGCGGACGAGGCTCGTCTCCGAGTCGGGGACCACGACGGGCAACGCGGGCGCCCGGGCGCAGCTCCAGCTCAACAGGTTCACCGGCACCAAGAACGCCCTGAGGCTGTCCACCGAGGACTACGAGCTGGACGGCTCGTTCCGGCCGGGCGACATGGTGTGGGTGTACGACCCAGACGCCGGCCTGCTCGATCTCAACAACGAGATCACGTTCAGAGGGCAGAGGATCAACCCGATCGCCTTGCGCACCGTCGAGGCGAGCTGGCCAGTCACCGAGGGCATGACCGTGGCCTACCGCCACCAGGACGGCACCTGGTACGACCTCACCGACTACGTGAAGTTCGAGGCCGGGGCGACGGCGATCGGCGTGGGCGAGCTGGGCCGGTCGCTGACGAGCTCCGGCTTCGAGCCGGTCGGGCCGCGACCCATCCCGGACACCACGATCCCCGGCGTCGTGACGTGGGTGCTGCCCTTCGGGTCGTCGGTCTACCTCGACGCGCTCGGCAACACGAGGGCGAGCATCCTGGCCAGCTGGAACCTGCCGCTCAACAGCGACGGCAGCACGATCCTGGACGGCCACCACTACGAGCTCCGGTACGGCCTGTCCCCGGCGAGCGAGTGGCAGATCGCGTACGCGCCGTGGAGTGATCTGCAGGTGGTCGTCAACGACCTCAGCCCCGGCGTGGAGTACGACTTCCAGATCAGGGCGGTCGACTCCAGCAACAACGCCGGCGCGTGGTCGGCGACGGAGACCGTCCTGGCCAACCCGGACACCATCCCGCCGAGCACGCCGGCCCCGCCGACGGTGGCAGGCTCGCGGCTGGCGATCCAGATCCGGCACGAGCTGGGCAAGGCATCGGGTGGCACCTTCAACCTGGAGCTGGATCTCGACCACTTGGAAGTGCACGTCGGCGCAGCAAGCGGCTTCACGCCGGACGACACGACGCTCAAGGGCAAGGTCAGCGCCCACGCCGGGATGATCGCGGCGGGGATCCCTGCGATTGGCACGGTTGAGGTTGAGGAGACGACCGTCCGGCACGTCAAGGTGATCGCCGTTGACCAGGCAGGCAACCGCAGTTCCCCCTCGGCGGCGGCGACGGCGACGGCGCTGCTCATCGACTCGGCGCACATCTCGGACCTGACCGCCTCGAAGATCACGGCCGGATCGATCCTGGCCGACCTGACCATCGCCGCACGGATCAAGACTGCCGACACCGGAGCCCGCACCGAGATCAGCACCGCGGGCCTGCAGATGTTCAACGGCAGCAACACCGCGCTCGTGTCGTTGCAGTCCAACGGCGTGTTTTTCCTGCGGTCGGGCACGACCGGCGCTCGGCTCGACTTCAGTAACGTCAGCGGCATCCAGCTCTACGACGCCTCGGGCACCCGCACCGTGTGGCTCGACCTGGACGGCTCGTTCGAGCTGAGGTCGGCCGCTTCCGGCGCGAGGATTCAGCTCGACGGGACTGGTTTCAAGGCGTTCAACGCGGGCGGGACGCAGACGGTGGACATCACCTCTTCGGGCACGGTCTCGCTGATCGGCCAGCTCGCTTCAGGCACGAGCGGCCGCCGGATCGTGGTGTCTCCCACTGGGGCTTCCATCCCGGAGATCAGGTTCTACGGCTCGGACGGAACGACCTACGCGTCCATCCAGGCGCCCATCGCGACGGGCGTTTTCGATCCATCGATCGTCATCCGTCCATCCAGCACGTCGCCTGTCGATACCAATATCCGAGTGGGCAGCGGAAACGTCCGCATGATGGCCGACACAAGCTACGCCCTGGTGGACAATAGCGCAGTACTCCTGAACACCAGCACCGGGCACTTCCAGGTTGGATTCGGTGACGCGGCGTTGATCGTTGACGACCAGATCATCTTCAACGCGCCTGGCGGCTTTTCTGTCAACGGCAATCCCAAGACGTTCATCATCGACCACCCGCTCGATCGCGACCGCTGGCTGGTGCACGCCACCACGGAGTCCCCGCACGCAGGCGTCGAATACTGGGGCGAGGTGACCCTGGGCGAGGGCGGGCACGCCGTCGTCGACCTCCCCTCGTACTTCGAGGCGCTCACAGCCGTCGAGGGGCGCATCGTGCTCACCGGCAACGGGCCCTGCTCCACCAGCTACCCCAAGGACGGACGCTTCACCGTCCGCGGCGCTGCCGGCGAGCGCGTGTTCTGGCTCGTGAAGGCGATCAGGAAGGACGTGCCTCCGCTCGTGGTGGAGCCGCGCCGCAACGAGATCAACGTGTACGGGGACGGCCCGTACCGCTACTCCACACCGAAGGAAACCACCCGATGAACGAGCAGCAGATCCCCGTCGAGCCCTACGTGCAGGCCCTGAAGGACCAGCGGAGCCAGGCGCTCGACCAGGCCGCGGAGTGGCACGCCCTGGCCATGGGCTTCAAGGCCGAACGCGACCAACTCGCCGCCGAGCTTGAACAGCTGCGCTCTACCGATGCCGCGTGATCGTGGTCCGCTTCCGGCGCCGCGTCCAGATCCACGGGTAGGCCATCCCGACCGTGCAGATCATCCATAGAACGTCACCCACCGTCCAGGCGGGCTTGGTCGTGCTCTTGCCGACGTTCTTCACGGCGATCGGCTTCTCGCGCCCCACGGCGCACCTCCTGTTCTAGGGCGCGTCCGCCCTCACGTTGCACACTCCGTACGGGCCGCTGCTCGTCGCCTCTCGTACCACCTGGCCGTCCACGAGGATCCGGCACTCGATGACGCCGTCGGCGCCGGCGTTCTGCACCCACAGAGACATCGGGTACGGGGCGGCGGTCGTAACCTCCTTGCTGTAGGGCAGCGGGACGCCCTGCTCCTGCTTGATCGAGTACTTGATGCTGTAGGTGACGTTGTTCGCCGAGGACGCGCCGTCCTTGCCGACCGCTTCCAGCACCACCGCGTGGCCGCCGTCGCCAGGCTGAACCGCCTGGCCAGGCTGAGAGGCGTTCGGCTGAGGCGCCACGTCAAGGCGTGTACGCGCCGGCCCCGGGTCGGCTGGCACGGCGGCGGAGTAGAGCGCCGTCGAGATCGTCCCGGTGATGGACAGCGCCCAGAACAGGATCCAGGCGCCGGTGAGAAACCAGCCCAGGATCGTTCCAGACAGGGCCATGCCGCGTCCGTCGCTGCCGTCACGGTTGATCTGGTGCAGGGCCACGTGTCCGAACGCCACGGCCAGAATCGACGTGAACCCGCACGTGATGAACCCGGTTACCCCCAAGATCAGCGAAGCCACCGCCAGCCCGTTCGTGCGGGGCGGAGTCACCGCGGGTGGATAGGCCGGTTGCTGCGGGTGAGGCGGGTAACCCATGGCGCGGCTCCTGGTGGCGGGGGGACGTAGTGAGACGTCTCCAGCATGCGCCGGGTTCACATAGATCACGTGTCCAGATCCGGACACCAACCTCGTGGGGAGCGCCATGACGATGCCTGCCGTACCCATCCCCAGCAAGGAGCGATGTGGCCGATGAGCCATCCCCGGGCGAGCTGGCCCGCCGCTTGGACGGCGTTGTCATGAGCCTGGCCCAGCTCATCCAGCGTGCGGAGTACGCCGCCGATCAGCGGCTCATCGAACGCCGCTTCACCGAGGTCGAAGGCGACGTCGATGAGCTACGCCGCACCCTCCTCGACGAGGTGAGGGCCCTACGCGGTGCACTCGACGCCGCCGTGACCAGGCTGGAAGCCGCCGACGAGAAGCGCGAGGAGAAGCGCGGCGGCAACCTGCGACAGATCGTCTACTCGGGCATCCTGCCCACCCTGTTCATCCTGCTCACGATCGCCGTCCAGGTGTGGCTCGCACCGCGAGGCGGCGGATGATGGGTGAGCACGTGCGCAAGGTGCGCCGGTCGTGGCCGCTCATCGCCGGAGTAGTCGTGGTCGTCCTCCTCGGCCTGTGGGTGTCCGTCCAGGTCAACGCGCTCGGCGGACGAGTGCGCCAGGCCGAAGAGGACCGGCAGGTGCTGGTCGAGCAGGTCGAACGTCTCGGCGGAGTGCCGCTCGTCTCGCCGTCGCCCGGGCCGCCGGGTGAGCGCGGCGCAGTCGGACCATCCGGGCCTCCTGGACCGCAAGGCGAGCCAGGACCATCGGGACCGCCAGGCCCTCAAGGGGACGACGGGGATGACGGCCGCAACGCCGTGGATGGGAAAGACGGCGCTGCGGGAGAGCCTGGCGCCCCCGGCGACACAGGACCAGCGGGACCGGAAGGACCACGCGGCGAACCGGGCCCGACCGGCGAGCCCGGACCGCAAGGCAGCCCAGGACCTCAGGGCGAGCAAGGGCCGCGCGGAGAACCGGGGCCGGCGCCAGCGTCGCTGACGATCCCGATCGATGGGGTCACCCACCTGTGCACGCCCGACCCCGCAGGCTCCACCACCTACACCTGCACGCCACAAGCAGAAGGCGGGCAGGATCCCTGACCCCGCCCGCCTTGGGCTCGCCTGCCGGGACGTGCCAAGCCATGACCAGCCTAGACACGCCGGACCGCACCAGGCCGTGCCGAACCACGAACACCCTCAGCCTAGCCGTTCGGAGAGGACGCTGACGTGGCCATTGACCTCATCACGCGCAAGGAATGGAAGGCTCTCGCGCCGAAAGGAGCGTACGAGCGGCTGTCCCGGACACGCGGCTGCAAGATCCACTATGTCGGCTCGCGGGTCGATCCCAAGCTGGCCGAAGACCATGACCTCTGCTTCGCCACCGTGCGCGGAATCCAGAAGGCCCACATGAACCAGGGCTGGCTGGACTTCGGCTACACCGCCGCGGTCTGCCCGCACCGGAAGGTGTTCGTCGGCCGCGGCCTCAACCGCCTTCCTGCGGCGAACGGGGCCGGCCTGAACTCCGGCCACTACGCGGTGCTCGGCCTGGTCGGCAACTCGGGCCTGGTCGTCCCGCCCGACACCATGCTGCACGGCATCCGCGACGCGATCGAGTGGCTGCGCGCCGAGGGCGGCGCCGGGCCGGAGATCAAGGGGCATCGCGACGGCTACGCCACCGACTGCCCAGGCTCGCGGCTGTACGCCTGGGTGAAGGCCGGAGCGCCCCGCCCTGGCGGGCAGCCGGAGAAGGCGCCGCCGTTCCCTGGCCGCCTCCTCAGGTGCCCACCGACCATGAGCGGCGCCGACGTCTACAGCTGGCAGGCGCAGATGCGAGACCGCGGCTGGGACTTGATCCCCGACGGCTCGTACGGGCCGCGATCCCGCGACGTCTGCAGCGCGTTCCAGCGGGACAGCACCGTGCACGGCTGGCCGCTCGATGACGACGGCATCGTCGGCCCGGCCACCTGGAGGGCCACGTGGGAGCGCCCGGTCAGCTGAAGCTTCCGAACTGGAAAGCAACTCTTTCCAGTTCGACCCCTGTCCAGGCATACCGCCCGGCAGGTCCAAGAATCCGACCTCGCGGGAGGGGTTATGTTCGCTCGTATCCGTAAGGCCGTCATCGCTGGGAGCGGTGCCGGCGTCGCTGCCGTGGTGGCCATGCTGCCGCAGGTGCTTCAGGACGCCGCGGTCACCGGCGAGGAGTTCGGCATGCTCGCGGGCGCGTTCGCTGCGGCGCTGGCCACGGTTGGCTGGGCGACGTGGAGGGTGCCGAACAAGCCCGAGTAGACCACGGCGTGAGGGCCGTGCTGGTGGCCCCTGTCCTCTCCGGAGGGCGGGGGCCGCTCTTCTGTGTTTCCAACGGCAGGCGTACCGTCGCAGCATGGACCGCTACCTTGTCGGCCCGGACGGCATCCGTGTGGAGCCGGTGCGCCTGCATGGCGCGCACCTGATCTTCGCCCGGATGGTGGACCCGGCCGCGGCCCCTGGCGAGGAGTGGTTCCGCGTCACCCAGCGCGGTGCCGCTCTCGGAGCGGGCTACGTGCGGGACGTCGAGGCGCTCGCTGAGCTGGTGCCGCTTGCGGAGCTGCGCGGCCCGGAGGAGGCCGGCGAAGAGACGGCGTGAGATGCCTGGTGCGCCTCGTAGGTCTGGCGTGCGCGTTCTTGTGCATCGTCGGGCGGCGGCCCGAACGCACGGACGGCGAGGCGGTCGGCGGGGTCGAGCTCGGCCCACTCCTGGGCGGTGAAGCCGCGGGGGATGTCGTCGTTCATGCTGTTCAGGATCGCTGACCGGCACCTGGAGCGGGGCCAGTACGGCAGGATGTCCTGGCGCCCCGGGTGGCGCGGCGGCGGACGCCTGGGACGGAGTCGCGCCGCCGCGCCTGCTCGTGGGCGTTTAGGCAAGGTCTGTCAGGATACGGTCTGTTAGCTAATAAGCCAATACCAGGACTGGCTTCTACCCCTGATGGCATACAGCCGTGCCCATCGACCCGGACTCCTACGTCCCGGCCTACCAGCAGATCGCGACCGACCTGCGCGATCAGATCCGTAGCGGCGCCCTTGCGCCCGGCCAGCAGCTGCCCGCCGAGGATCGGCTCGCCGACGAGTACGGCGTCGCGAAGGACACCGTTCGGGACGCACTCCAGATCCTCCGCAGTGAGGGCCTGATCCGGACCGTGCGCCGGCGTGCCTCCTATGTCCGTGAACCCGCTGAGCTGTCTGCGGTTCCGCTGGCTGGCCCGGCCCGGGTGCGCGCGCGGATGCCGACGCCGGAGGAGCGACGGGAACTTCGGCTCGATGAGGGGGTGCCGGTGCTGGTGGTGGATCGGGCCGGGCAGCTGGAGGTGCTGCCTGGCGATCGGGTCGAGCTGGACGTGCCATAGCGGCGGCGCGGCGGCAGTCCGCGGAGGGGTGTGGCCTGCCGCCGCGCCTGCTCACTCGCCGAGCGCCTCGGCAGCGGCGCGGAGCCCGGCGATGAGTTCTCGCTGGCGTCCGGGCAAGACGTCGAGGATTTCGGCCAGATCGGCGGCGAGCTCGGGGGCGAGGTCGCGTGTCCGCTGCTGGCCGCTGCCGTTGCCACGGGCGAGGCGGACGACGGGCGCGCACCCGGGCGCTTGGCCGATAAAAAGCTCAACCTCGGCTCCGCGGATGCGCCAGAGTGCCAGCTGCGCCGCATGGTCGGGCGCGTCGTCAGGCCCGTGCCAGGATCGGCACCAGGGGACGTCGCACTGCGACGCCGGGGCGAACCTCATCACGCCAGCCACGCATGGTTTCGGTGAGCGGCGCACGAGGCACCCCGACACCGCGGCCGCGGCACACTGCCTGCCACACGCCGCGCCCACGGCTCGAAGGGGTAGATCCACCACGCCCCAGCTTCGATGAGCACGAGGAACGCGCCGCCGGCCGGGCCGAGAGCCTGCAGTTCGGGGAGGTCGAGCAGCAGAGAACGGCGGCGCTCCCGGCATCCGGGACACATGGCCGCGGGGCCCCGCTCGGCGAGCCTGGTGAGTCGGCTGATCGTGGGGCGGACGTTGAGCATGGTGATCAGGGCCCACAGCCAGAAGACCGCGTAGTCGGCGGTGACCATGGTCTCTCCTCGCGGGTGTCGTGGATGGATGGGTGCCGCCCCCGGAGGGACCGGGCCCGAACTCCGCTGCGACGGCCAGGGGCTCGCGGGCTGGCGGCGCGGAGTGCCCCCTCCGAGGGCGGCGCTTGGTGGCCCCGCCCTCCTGGGTCCCTCCGGTTGGGAGCGGGGCCGAGGCTCCGGGGTGACGCCCGGAGCCGGTCTACGGGAACTGCACCGGAGTGATCCCGCGCAACTCGACCATCTGGGCGACCGCCAACGCGAACGGGTGCCAGCTGGCGTTGCGCCAGCTGATGAACACGTTGCGCATGTGCGGCTTCGGCTGGCCTGTGATCGGCATGGGCTGGTAGATGTCCGCGAGCACGCCCACCGACGTGACGTTCGACGCGGTGCACACCATGACCGGCTCATCCCGGAGCATCGCGCACTCCTCCAGCGCCTTGGGGATGCACGACCAGCAGCACGGTGGCGCGTTGGTCCGGCCGCTGGTCGGGCCCGTCCGCTCGAACACCGTCCGGACCAGCAGCCACGGCCAGGTGCCGGTCTTCAGGTCGACCGCCGGGCGAGCGCACACCTGGCACAGCAGCTCGTCCATGGCCCGCCACTGGCGGAGCGTGTTCAGCTTCCGCATGCGCTCGTGGCCGCGCACCTCGGGCGGCTGGTCGCGCAGGTCGAGAACCCGTGCACGGAGCAGGCCAGAGCCCTGACGGCGTACGCCGCCGAAGCCGAACCAGTCGTCGTCCCCGGGCGGCTGGTACGACAGGCGTTCGCCGCCGCCGGGGGAGCGCTCGAACCAGATCTGGTCCGTCACGATCTCGTTCGAGTAGGCGATGACGTAGGGGATCGTCGTGTAGCCCTTCATGACACCACCGAGCCCTTGTCGATGAGGGTCATGGTGAGGTTCAGCATCCCGGCGTTCTCGTTGCTCCGAGACGGCTGGTGCGCCGGCCAGTCCTCGCGCCGGGCCACCCACACCGGCACGGAGAGGACGGTGCGATCAGGGCTGAGCCGCCGCACTCGCCAGCCTGGGTGCGCGCGCATCAGCATGTCGCACATGGCCTGGGCGTTCTCCGGGATGTCGTAGTAGGCGAGGGTCTCTTCCTCGTTCATGGCTGCTCGCCTGCCCGCTGGGCCCATCGCGCGATCACGAAGTCGTTGTGGGCGCACTGCTGCTTGAGGGTGATGGCGGATCTGGCGTGGAGCCTGACGAACGCGCCGGCGAGGATCGCGCCGTCCGGCAGCCCGCCATCCCGCTCAGCGCGGTAACAGTCGGCCGCGGCGTCGTAGCGAGTGGTGTAGCCCGGCACGACTGGTGTCAATCGGCTGCGCAGGATGGCCACCCGAGGGGAGAGGTACTTCCTCATGCCAGGTCACCCGCCTGGAGCGGCTCGATGGGCGGCACGATCCCAGCGGCGGAGGATCGTGCCGCCGTCGCCGCACGGGTCCCTGCGCGCGGCGACGGCGCGACGGCGGGACGCCTGGGAGCGGACTCGCCGCCGCGCCGGTCTGTAGGGGTGTCACCCCGACTCAGCTCCACCAGCTCGCTCACATGCCTGGCCAGAGGGACAGCATGGCGCCGCTCGACGTAGCGGTGCACCTCGACGCACCAGGCCACGCAGCCGGTCATGACCGGCTCCGCAGGCCGTATGCGAGGCGCTGAGCCGGAGCCTCGATGCTCTCAAGGTGGTAGAAGGTGTCCGCGGCGATGACCTCGTCGGACAGCTTGTGCACTGCCCGCCAGGAGCCGTCAGGCCGCTTCTCGACGTCGCGGAACTCGGGGATCTCGACGGCCGGCCGACACCCGGTCACGGTGTCGGGGCCGGCCGGCCTGCTCGTGGTGGCGCCCGTGCCCGGCACCGGGGCGGGCGCTCGCATGGGGGGAACGGACCCGTGACTGTCCATGTCCGGAACCGTAAGAAGATGCCCAGTGTCCAGGCCAGCATGTTGCGGAATGTTGCGGAAATCAGGCTTGGCGCAGCTCCTCGATCACCGCCAGCACGAGCCCGCGCGCTGCGTGACCGTTGACCGCGACGCTGGCCAGGTGCTCGAACATGCGGGCGTACAGCTCGATCTCGCGTGGCCGCGTGATCTCCAGGCTGGCGGTGGGGGTTTCCAGCGTCACCAGCTCATCGTCATAGATCCAGAAGCCTGCTGAGGCGACGCAGGGCCGCTCGATCATCATGGGGATGATGCGCACGGAGACGTGCGGATGCGACATGGTCGTCAGCAGCCGCTCCAACTGCTCACGCTGGTCGGCGGCGGACCCGAACCAGGTGCGGAGCGCCTGTTCTTCCAGGAGGACGTCGAAGCGCTTGCCCGGAGCGTGGATGACTCGCTGGCGGTCTATGCGGGCCGCGACGGCCTGGTCGAGGTCGTCGGGTGCGTCGAGGAACTCGAACCAGAACGCGAGCATGGCGCGGGCGTAGGCGGATGTCTGGAAGAGGCCCGGGATGACGTTGTGCTCGTAGATCCGGAATCGCCCCGTGCGCTCATACAGCGGGACGGGCGCACGCATGAGCCGCTGCATGCCAGCACGGGCCTGCCGCCGCAGTTCCTGGTACATCGTCTGGATGGCACGGGCAGTGGCGATGAGGTCGGCCGTCTGGTCCTCGGCGTTGCAGATGCGGCACCAGGTGCGGATCTCCGCCTCGGTGGCGATCTTCACGCCGTTTTCCATCCGGCTGACCTTGGTGAAGTGCCAGCCAGCTTCCGCCGCCAGGGCGCGGCCGGTGAGGGCCGCGCCCTGGCGGATCTCCCGGAGGCGGATGCCGAGCTCTTCGGCGATCTGCCGTGCGGGGCTAGGTGGGCGAGTAGTCACGGTGGGGGATGGCGTGCTTCCAGACGTCGACGAACGCTTCCTCGCAGGCCGTGATGTCGCCGGGATCGGTGGAGCTGATCATCTCGCGAACGAGGCCGTTCCCTGCGTAGATGAGAAACACGACCACGCGCCCGTCGAAGACGTAGAAATCGTTCGCGGGGATCAGGAGGACGCGGCCCTGGCCGGTGAGCCGGTGACGCGGTACCCAGCGAATGTCTTCGCCGGCCTCGACCATCGGGTGGGCGATGCTGTGGGACCAGCGCTGGTAGTCGCTGAGTGGCTCTGAGACGATCCGTGCACGGCGTACGGACCGGCCGGCGGCGGTGTGCTCGCGGAGTGTCGCGCACCAGTCCTGGAGCCAGTCGAGGTCATCCGGCTCGCCGGCCTCCCACTTCGCCATGTGTGGCAGCTCGACAGCCGTGCCGTAGGCGTCGCGTGTCTCCAGGTGGACGGCCTCGCGCTGGAAGCTGCCGAGCAGCCTCTCGAACTCATCGTCAGAGACGATCATGCCCCGTCCTGGAAGAACGGGACGAGCCGGTCAGGGATCTCGACGGCGGTCTCGCCCTCGGGGATGTTCATCTGGCGGAGAGCGTCGGCGTCGGTGATGACCCACCCCTGCACGACCCAGCTGCCCCGGTCTGTCCGGTAGAGCGTCGGCGACTGAGTCGGGTTGCTCTCAGGGTCCTTGGCGACGAACGTGAGGCGCATGCTCGCTCCTGTGTAGTTGCGGAATGTTGCGCGCTCCCGATCGTCCGATGGCGAGCGGTCGACGTCAAGGGGCGACATGAAGAGGGCGCGGGCGCTTCGCCGGTCGGCCCTGCTCCCGCGGGAGGCGCTGCGCGAGGAGTTCGCCGAGGCGACTCGCGGCGTGGCGGGGTAGGTGCCACACTTCAGGGACCGCACGGCCAGGGCTGGGCACCTGGGACGCGCCGGACCGCCTGGCCGTGCGGCGCACTTTGTGGTGCGGCCGAAATGCGAGGGTAACTCCGTTACAACGCTGCAGACAACGGTACGAGCGTCCCAAATTGTGATTTCCGGTAGAAGATCCTTCCCCCGAGTAGAAAGATCCTCTACCTACGACGCGCGCCGCTCCGGAACCCCGGCGGCCTCCAGACGCTCCCGGCGGCGCTCCCGCAGACTCACGACACCGAGCCGGACCCGCTGAGCCTCCAGCAGCGCGCGGCCCTTCTGGATCAGCTCGTGGACGCTCTGCTTCCGGATGCCGAGGATCGCGACGATCTCGCCCAGCGTGTAGTCGCCGCCCTCCTTCGCCGACCGGGCGGCCCGGGCGATCGCGCGCAGCTTGGTCCGGCGCAGGTCCTCCATCAGCTCGTCGATTAGCACCAGGTTGGCCGGGTCCCCGGCAGCGTGGTCCTCCAGCCGCTTGAAGAAGCGGGACAGCCCGGCCGCGAGCTCGGCGGGCTCGGTCACGTGGTCGCGGCGGCGACTCATGGAGTCACGTCCCTGAAGTCCTGGAGCGCCTTCTCCCGTCGGACGGCGCGGAGTCGTGCCCCGCCCTCGATGCGGGCCAGTGCGCGCCGGGCCTCCTTGATCGGCTTCTCCAACTGCTCCAGGATGCCGCGGCACTCGTCGATCAGCGCGGTCACGTCACCGCGCTCGATGTACGGCGTCCACTCGTAGCCCGCCATGCGGTGGTGGTGGATGTCCTGGATCTGGGCCATCACCGGATAGAAGGACTCGGTGATCGTCTCCCAGTCCCACTCGCCGAAGTCGGCGCGGGTGATCTCGGTCATGACCCCGCCTCCTCGCTGGCGAGGGCCGCGGCGGTGGCCTCCAGCGCCTCGGCGACGTCGGCGCGGCCGTTGTCCTGGTCCCACCACGCGAACGCGGTCAGCGGGCTCTCGGCCGGGGTCAGCGACAAGAGCTCGGCGACGGCGCGGATCGCGCGCATCGCCAGACCATCCCTCGCCTGCCCCGCAGGCGCCACCTGGGCGACAGCGGCCAGGACGGCGTTCCCGGCCCGCAGCTCCTCACCGGACCGGACGAGGGCGGCGGCGCGCCGGAGGACGGCCGAACGGAGGTCAGGCTCAGCCTGACCCTGGATCGCCGAACGGAGCGACCGCAGGACACCGTGCAGGCTGGCCCGCGGGAACGCGCCACGCGGCCACTCGGCGAGCCGGGCTTCCAACCAGCCGCGAGGGTCGTCGAGGTCGAACTGGACGGTAAAGGTGCCGACCTTGACGCGCTCCTCGGGGCAGCGGTCGAGCACCGCGATCAGCGCGCGGCGCTGACCCTCGGTGATATGGATACGGACTCGCACAGGACGCTCCATAGTTGGATACGAGCCCATGGTCGCGTGCTGGAGCGATGCGGGGAAGGCGGAGACGGGGGGCATCGGATGCCTCTCTGACCGACAAAGAGTGTTGGTGTCATTGAGACATTCAGTCCGCTGAATGTCAAGCAAACACCTATACTTGCTTCATGCCGAAATCCGCTGCGATCTACTGCAGGCTCAGCTACGCGCCCGATGGATCAGTGGAGAAGGTTGAGCGGCAAGAGGAGGACTGCCGCCAGCTTGCCGACCGCCTCGCCTGGCCCATCGACGAACGCCACATCTACAAGGACAACTCCCGCTCTGCCTGGCAGCGTAACCGCAAGAGGCCGGCCTGGGACAGGCTCCTCGACGCAATCGAGCGCGGTGAGGTGGACGGCGTGCTCGTCTGGCACGGCGACCGCCTGATCCGGCAGCCATGGGACCTGGAGAAGCTACTCAAGCTCGCCGACGACCGATCGATCGCGCTCGCGTCCCCCCAGGGCGTGCGTGACCTCGCCAGCGAAGACGATCGCTTCATCCTGCGCATCGAGGTCGCGCAGGCGTGCAAGTCGTCGGCGAGCACCTCGCGCCGGGTGAAACGCGGCGTGGACGCCAAGGCAGCCAAGGGGGAGGCCTGGAGCGGCGGGAAGCGGCCCTTCGGCTACGGCGTGCCCACCGGCAAGACGGGCATCAGCGGAAAGCCGATCTACGACACGAACCAGGCCCATCCCACCGAGTTCCCGATCCTGTGCGACGGACTCCAGCGCCTGCTCGGAGGGCAGAGCTTGGCCGGAGTGATCCGCTGGCTGAACTCCGTGTCCACCACGACTGAGGGCGGCCGATGGCGGGCGGTCGTCTTCAAGAAGATCATCCGGTCGCCGAGGATCGCCGGCCTCATCCAGCGCAACGGCCAGCTTGTCCCGGCCATCTGGCCTGCCGCTGCATCCCGTGAGGAGTGGGAGACCCTGAAGGGCCTCCTCGAGGAGAACGGCGCCCACGCCTACGGCAAGGAACGCATCTACCTCCTCAGCGGCGTCGCCGAGTGCGTCTCCTGCAGCGTCGGCGTCCGGACGAAGCCCGCCAACGGCCGTCGCGGCCGCAAGGATATGCGGCTCTACCACTGCAACAACCCGGAGTGCTCCAAGAAGGTGTCCCGGAGCCTCGTCCACCTCGACGAGTATGTGACGGGGCGAGTACTGCGACGGCTGCAAGACCCAGACCTGCTGTCGATGGTCCTCGGGCCGGAGCCAGGCGTGGCGGCCGAGATCGTCGCCCTGGAGCGGCGCAAGGCCGACACGAAACAGACCCTACGGAACCTCGCCGACCATCCCGGCCTCGACGTCGCCGACGTGGCCGCGTCCATCGCCTCGTTCGACAAGAAGATCACCGAGTTGCGGAACCGGCACGTGGAGAATGCCCGCCAGCGGCTCTTGGTCCGCATGGCGGGCATCACCCGCGAGCAGTGGGACGCCACCCCGATCGACGTGCGCGCCGACACCGTCCGGGCCCTCTACCGCGTGATCATCCTCCCGCAGACGAAGCGCGGGCCCGGCTTCGACCCGGCCAGCGTCGACCTCATCCCGCTTCCCTTGTCACCCGAGCAGGCAGGCGTTCACTCCAAGCAGCGGGTCGATCTCCACGTCTAGCCCAATCCCATCGCAGTCGTCAGGGATAGCGGCGGGCGATGGCGGTGGCGCACTCGTGGCCGGCGGGGTGTCCGGCTGATCGTCTGTGGCCTGTGTCGTAGCCTCGTCGTCGGCCGCGGGTGGCGGGCTGGATGGAGTGGCGGTCGACTCGTTGGTGCTCTCCTCCACCTCGGACTCGGAGGCGACTGGCATGCTGGCCGGTGCTGTGCGCGAGGGCGTGCGTGACGACTGCCTTGTGGGCGGGTCGTCCGCTCGTGGAGGGGTAGCGGCCGGAGTCGGCCTGGCGGGCAGCTCGCCTCCTGGGTCGCCGCGGGCGTCGGCGGGAGGCTCGGGAGGTTGCGTGCGGGTGGACCGCTCCGACGGGATGGGGGAGCGGGTGCTGGAGGCGGCCGGCGGGGGAACCTCTCGGACGGTGACCACGACTGGCGGCGGTGCGGCCGTGGGTGGTTCGACTCGCCTTATCTCGGTGACGCCGACTGCTACCACGCCGGTCATCGCGCTGGCGGCGACGGCGGCACCGAACGGAGTGCGTAGCCATCCCTGGACCCGCTCAGACGTAGCGGCGGCGGCCCCGGTGATGAGTAAAAGCAGGCCTGCGGCCATTCCGCGGCGGTGCCGTAACTCGGCCATCGCGGCCCTGCGGGCCCTCTTGCGGCCTGGCTCGTCGAGTGCGGCGGAGATGATGATGAGCGGCCGGCCGTCGTCGGTTTCGCCGAGAATGTACTCCTGATTGTCGGCTAAGTCCTGGTAGACGATCCGGGGCAGTCGGGCGATCATGCCTCGGCTGCCAGGGCGGCGCGGGTTGCCCGTACGGCCGTCACCAGAGCCTGCCAGCAGGCCAGCTCGCGTAGGGGGTCCGGCGCCGTCTCGGGGTGCTGGCCCAGGGCGGCGCTGTAGGGCTGGCCGTCGACGTCGACGTTGACGCTCCTGTACGGCTCAGGCTGAGCGCGTCGTAGCGCTTCGACGTAGTGCTGCGGCGGTGTCTCGTTCGTTTGGAGGCCGATGGTGGACGCCGCCCAGCGCTGGTAGTAGATGACTTCCTGGCGCAGGTCGGCGTTCTCGGCCTGCAGCTGCTCCACCAGTCCGGTCGCCCGGCTGACCCAGAGGGCGGCCGTGGCGGCGCGACGTGCGCGCTGCTGGATGGTGGTGGCGAGCTGTTCTGCTGTGAGCCCGACCCCCGCGGGCCCTTGGTGCCTGTGTTGCATGGGTGCTGTGCGCCTCCCCGTTGAGGTGGTGTGCGTCCCAGGCGTCGGCATCCATAGCACGCTCCACGGGCGTCACTTTCCAGCCCTCGCATGCAGTTGTGACGTGTTTGTTACCCTGTGCGACGCTCCTCGGTTCGTGTCGGTTTACCTGCCGTTTCGGGGGATTGGCTGAGAATCTGCTCCAGCACGCCGTGCACCATGTTCCGCTGCCACGGCTGTAGCAGCGACCAGGAGTCGATGATTTTCCGGAGCTGGGGATCGATCTGCTCCGAGAGGATCTCGTGAAGCGCGGCCGGCGGTAGCTGCCTGGCGACCTGAAGGGCTTGCTCTCCGGTGAAGCGGACGATGCCTTGGAGGCCTTCCGCCTCCTTTGCCTCGCCTCCTTCGGCGATCTGGTCGACGCTGCCGGGCTGCCAGCCGAGCGCGCGTTCGATGCCTGCGTAGGTGAGGTCGCGTACCTTCTTGGCCTCTTCGACGCGTGTCCACGTGGTGGGGCTCATGCTGCCCCGTTCGGCGGCTTCGTCGATGGACCAACCGAGAGCGAGTCGCCTGCGGCGCACTCGTTCGGCGAGCGCCTGTCGGGCTGTCTCTCTGTCCATGGAGACAGCATGACAGACACACCCTGACACAGGTAAGCACATCTCCAGACTTACCCAGTGAGACATAAGCCCTGATGCATGCCACAAAACCCTTACCTTGCCGCCACATGGCACAGCTATAAATGTTTCTAGAGGAAGCTGTTGAAAGCTGTGGCAAGCTGTGCCTAAACTTCTGGCATGCCCAGAACCCCCACGATGGTCGCGGTCAACGGACCCGCGTTCCGAGAGATCCGAGTACGCAGCGGGATCAAAACCCAGGCGTGCGCCGACCTCATCGGAATTAGCAGGGCCTACCTGGCCCACGTCGAACTGGGGAGCCGGACCCACGTAAGCCCCACGGTCTTCACCGCGATGCTGCGGGCACTGGGCATCACCGACCGCCGCGCCATCCTCGCGAATCCCTACGGGGAGCCGGCGGAGGAGACCCAGGCTGAGGCGGGTGCAGCGTGACGCCGCAGCCGCCGAAGCAGCCGCCGTGGACCTGTGGCAAGTGCTACTCCTCGAACGAGAGCTGGCGCGGCCGGTGCCGCAACTGCAACGCCAGGAAGAGCCTTCTGACGATCAACGTGGCAGGCATGGTCAGGCTTGGCCGGTCCAGGCGAGATGTGGCCGGGCTCGGCGGGGTTCCGCTTGGTGTGGTGAGGCAGTCCTGGCGGGGTGGGGCATGTTCGGGCTGGGCTAGTTCAGGCATGGCGAGGCAGGCAAGGCTGGGCAAGTCCCGGCAGGTCACGGCTTGGCCCGTCATGGCAGGCGTGGTTCGGTCCGGCGGGTCTCGGCTCGGCGGGGCTTGGCTTGTCTTGGCAGGCGCGGAGTGGCAGGTCGCGGTTCGGCCAGGCAGGGTGTGGCCTGGCTTGGCAGGCATGGCTTCGCAGGGCTCGTCGCGGCGCGGCTGGTCATGGCTTCGCGTGGCAGGCGGGGTTCGGCGGGGCGTGTCCGGGCTTGGTTCGGCATCGCACGGTTCGGCAGGCCCGGTTTGGCGGGTCAGGGCTAGTCACGGCGTGGCGCCGTACGGCCAGCTTTGGCAGTCATGGCATGGCGCGGCATGTCCAGTCAGGTCCCGGTCGGGCTTGGCGTGGCTTGGCGTGGCAGGCGCGGTTGTTCTGTGCAGGGCTTGTCACGTTCGGGCACGGCGTGGTTCGGCAGGCGTGGCGAGGCGAGGTCCGGCGAGGCGCGGCCAGTCATGGCCAGGTCCGGCAGGCACGGTGTGGCGTGGCAAGTCTCCGCTCGGCTCCGCATGGTGCGGCCCGGCTTGTCAGGCGCGGCAAGGCGGGGCTTGTTGTGGTGTGTCCCGGCTAGGTTCCGCATGGCACGGCAGGCAGGACATGGCGGGTCTGGTCTCGGCTAGTCAAGGCGTGGCCCGGCAGTCGGGTCTTGGCGCGGTCCGTCTAGGTCCGTCACAGCATCGCGCGGCACGGCAGGCATGGCTCGGCACGGCTCGTCTTGTCAGGGCGGGTCTTGGCGTCGCTTGGCGTGGCAGGAATGGCTCGGTGTGGTGCGGTCCGGCATGTCACGGCGGGACTAGGCACGGCTGGGTTTGGCAGGGCAGGCGCGGTTCGTCCTGTTGCGGCTCCGCACGTCTCGGCATGGCCCGTCATGGCAGGCGCGGCCCACGCATGAAGAAGGGTCCGGTCGCCCTGCACGGCGTCCGGACCCCATCACTCACTTCTCATCGAAAGGTTAGCGCAATGTGTGCTGCCCGAAAGTCGGACGACGCGATCGTCCAGATTGACCGGATCGCGGCGGAAACGATCTCTGTCCCGATCGTGGGCACAACGCCTCTGATCGTCCACAGATTCTCCGAAAAGGCCAAAAAGGCCATGCTCGACGCGATGCAGGGCCGCAAGTCGCCCAAGCAGCCGAAGGACCCGCACGCCGAGTACGAGGCCGCCTACTACCGGCTCAAGGACGGTTCGCCCGGCTTCCCGTCGATCGCGTTCAAGGCCGCCACCATCGGCGGCGCCCGCTTCTACTCCGGCGTCACCATGACCGCCCTCAAGCAGTTCCTGTTCTTCGGCGGCGAGGTCGGCGACGACGGCCGCGCCCTCACCCGCATCGACGGCGAGGCCCAGATGCGCGAGGACGTCGTCACCGTCGGCCGCGGCGGCACCGACCTCAGGTACCGGCCCGAGTTCCGCGAGTGGTCCGCCGTCCTGGAAGTCACCTACGTCACCTCCGCCCTCACCCGCGGCTCTGTCCTGTCGCTGATCGACGCTGGCGGCATGGGCGTCGGCGTCGGCGAGTGGCGGCCGGAGCGGGACGGCGACTTCGGCACCTACAAGATCGACCCGACCCGCGAAGTGGAGGTCCTCAGCTCGTGAGTCTCCGAGAGCAGCTCCAGGCCATCTACGACCGGCACGCGCAGCTCACGCCCGCCCTGGTGGTGGACGAAGCTCGCGACGAGCAGCACCCGCTGCACGACCGGTTCGAGTGGAACGACGCGGTCGCCGGCGAGGCGTGGCGACGCGAGCAGGCGCACCAGCTCATCCGGTCGGTTCGGATCGTCTACCGCGAGGCCGACGAGAAGAACCCCGAGCAGAGCGTGCGCGCGTTCCACGCCGTTCGGTCGGAGAAGGGCCACGTGTACGAGCCCGTGGACAAGGTGACCACGGACCCGTTCACGGCGCAGCTCCTGCTCAAGGACATGGAGCGCGAATGGAAGGCCCTCCGGCGTCGCTACGAGCAGTTCTCCGAGTTCTACGCCATGGTCCGCCGCGACGTCGGTGAGGACGCGGCGTGACCACTAACGACCCAGGCCCGGCGCGGTACGGCAAGGCGCGTCTCGGTGCGGCGGGGCGTGGCAGGCAGGAGATCTGCACCACGCCGCAGCAAGCCTTCGAGGCCGGCTGGCGCGACGGCGAGCACGATCCGCCCCTCACCGAGGAGCAGTGCACTCGCCTGGCCGCGCTCCTCGCCCCGTACATCCGCCCCGCTCAACAGGCCGCCTGAGAGGACCACCCGATGCTCGACGAGTTCGACCGCGCCTCCCGCTACTTCGCGCAGACCGGCCGCAGCCAGATCACTGCGCGTCAGCGGCGCCGGATCTGGCACAAGCGCAACCACCAGTCCGCCGCTGCCGCGTTCGCCCGCGAGGGCCGGTCGGCCGCCCGCGCGTTCCTGGCGGCGGCCCGCCGACGGCGCCGCGCCGCGCTGCCCGCCTGAGCGGGCCCTGAACGTCCGCTCCAGATGGGGCGGCACATGGCCGGGTCACCGGTCCCAACCTCACAGAGAGATCGAGATGAAGAAGACCCTCATCGCCCTCATGGGCGCCCTGGCGCTGATGCTGACCGGCATCGCGTCCGCCACGTCGGCCAGCGCCGCTCCGGCGCCCACCGCCGGCCAGCTCCAGATCGTGCGGGTCGGCACCGACGCCATGGGCACCGACACCGTGGGCAATCGCAACCGCGAGTTCGTCACGTTCAAGAACGTCTCCGGCGTGACCCTCGACATCGCGAACGTGCTGGTCGAGGACGACTGGGCGCACAGCCGCACCGCGGACGGCGACGCCCACTCCTGCAACACCTACAAGATCACCGACCTCCCCGGGCCCGGCACCAGCACCGAGCTGGCGAACGGCGAGAGCGTCACGGTCTTCAACGGTGCCAGGTGGGGCGGCAACTACAAGGTCGGCACCGAGTACCGGTTGTACGCCAACTCGGACCCCGACTGCGGCACCGCTGGCCAGTTCTACAACAACAACAACGACACGGCGTGGGTGACCACGTCGACCGGTGTCGAGCTGGCCAAGAAGAGCTGGGACTGGAACGGCGGCTACACCGTCTGACCTGCTCCAGCACGCAAATGGTCCGGGCTGTGCGACCAGCCCGGACCCGCCGGAAGGACATCCGGCGCCCCAACCTTATCGCTCCACCCCTCAACCGGAAGGACAACCACCATGGCCAGCTCCCTGGAGCACGAGTCCCTGCTCACCCCCGCTGAGGTCGCGACCATGTTCAGGGTCGACCCCAAGACGGTCACCCGCTGGGCTAAGGCCGGCAAGCTGACGTCGGTCCGCACGCTGGGCGGTCACCGGCGCTACCGCGAGACCGAGGTCCGCGCCCTGCTGGCTGGCGACTCGGTGGCGGGTGCATGATGCCCCACCAGACCATCACCGCCGACGCCGTGGCGAGCACGATCAACGCCGCGCTGCTCCGCGAGACGCTGGCCCGCATCGAGGCCAACCCCGCCGAGTGGAACCAGCGGACCTACGCCGCGTGCTTCGCCAACCATGCCGCCCGCCTCGCTGGCGGCCAGGCCCTCGACCCGAATGGCATGCTCTGGGCCGCCGAGAAGGGTGAGCCGTCTCTGGTCGCCCGCGACGGGGCGCGGGTCGTCACTGTGCACGACCGCGCTAAGCGGGAGCTGGGGCTGGATGGCGACCAGGCGTACGACCTGTTCCATGGTGAGAACGACCTGGACAGTCTCCGCGAGGTTGTTGGCGAGCTGATCGCCGAGATTCGCCACGTCACGATCCGGTTCGTCGCCGAGAACGAGCTCACGCCCGGCGAGGCGCTGGACGACGGTCGCCTGCCCCTCGCGGTCGTCGAGCATCGCCCGGGCCAGCCGCCCATGTTCCACGGCGGTGAGAGCGGCATCGCGCCCCGCCGCCTGCGCCAGCACGCCGGTGTCGTCGCGACTCGGTACGGCATCCCGTACGTGGACCCGATCGACCCGGCCGCGATGGAGCGCCTGACCAGGGCGGAGGCCGCGTGATGGGCACCCAGAAGCGCATCCTCCGGCCGACGCCGCCGCGCCGACCGCAGGGGGAGCCCGACACCCGCACGCCGTCCGGCCGCCGCCTGCCCTTCCGGGGAGGTGCGTGATGGCCAACACCGCGCTGCTGAAGTCCGCGTTCGGCGAGGTGGTCCGCCACCCTGAGCGGTGGCGACTGCACGGCGACTGGCGGCCGGCCTTCGCCCGTCACGTCCTGGCCGCCGCTGGTGGTCCGGAGGTCACCGGCATGGCGGCGTGGGGCCAGGCCGCCCGACTGCTCGACGTCACCGCAGACCAGGAGCGGGCGCTGTTCGCCTTCGACAACACGCTCGACGACCTGAGGCGGATCGCTCACGACCTGTGTGAGGTGGCGTGATGGCGATCAACACGGAGCTGCTGGTCGGAACGCTCCAGCACATCGACGCCAACCGGGGTGACTGGTACCAGGGCTGCTGGCGGAGCTGCATCGCCGGGCACGCCGTGATCCTGGCGGGCGGCCGGTGGGCGACGGACGAGGTGCACCCGCTCCACTACGTCCTCGCGCCCGAGGACGACGACCGCACCAAGGACGTGGCCGCGTACGGCCCGGCTGACGGCTGGGATGGCGAGCCGCTCCAGGCGGTGACCGTGCAGACGCGGGCCAAGCGGGTGCTGGGCCTCAGCGACGAGCAGGCGGTGCGCCTGTTCAGCGCGAGCAATGACCTGCCGCGCCTCTTCGCGATCGTCTCCGACCTGTGCGAACAGGCCGAACAGGAGGCGGCGGCATGACGATCAACGTGGCGCTGCTCAAGCAGACCCTCGCCCACATCGAGGCCCACCCTGAGGAGTGGGACCAGACCGAGTTCCGGTGCGGCTCCGGCATGTGCTTCGCCGGGTGGGCCGCTCAGCTCGCGGGCGGCCGGTGGTACGCCGACAATCCGGACGAGGCGCTCGGTGACGCGCTGATCGCCGAGCCGGACGACCCGTGGGCCTTCGAGGCCCGCGCTGGCGTGCGGGTCGTCTACGCCCAGCTCCGCGCCGAGCGGGTCCTCGGACTCGACCGAAAGCAGGCCAACCGGCTGTTTGCGGGCAGCAACAGGCTGCCCGACCTGCGGCGGATCGTCGCCGGGCTGTGCGGGGAGGCGGCATGAGCGTCCTCCTGACCCGCTCCCAGACCGGGCACATGCTCGGGCTCGGCAAGCGCGGCGTCTCGAACCTCGCGCGCAGCGGGCGGCTGCCTTCCCGCCGGTGCCTGCACGGCCACCGCGCCTACAACCTCACGGACGTGGTGTCCCTCGCGGTGCGGCGGCGGCCGGGCGGCCCGATCGCCACCTGGCGCGCCGGACGGATCGTCATCGGCCTCGCTGAGACGTATCGGATCGAGTACGTCGGCCACCGGGCCGGCGGCGACGTGGACGTGGTGGTGTCGGCCACCCCGCACGACCACCGGTCGATGACGTACCTCGCGTTCCGGCGCGACGCGGGCGCGTGGCGTCCGCTGGCCGGCCGTGACCGCGACCTGGAGTCCGCTGTGGTCCGCGCCGAGCACGAGCAGCGGTGGGCGGGCTGGGACTCGCCCGAGCTGGCCGCCGTCCTGGCCACGGTGGGGGTGGCCTGATGTTCATGCGGATCCTCGCGGCCGTGTGCGCCATCCTCGCGGTCGTCGCCGCGACCGCCGCCGTGGTGGTCGCGCTCGACGGCAACGACTGGCCGTACCTCGCGCTCGACGCGGTCGGGTTCGGCGCGGCCTCTCTGATCCTCCGCCACTTCATCCAGCGGGGTGAGTCATGAGCACCAGGTTCAAGGTACTGACGGCCCTGTACTTCGTCGCCCTCGCGCTGACCGCGACCGGCACCGTGGCCACGGACCGCCCGTGGTCCACCGTGATCGCCTGGAGCGGCTTCGCGATCGTCGCCGTCCTGTACGTGCTGCTGAGCCGCACTCCGCGCCAGGCCAAGCCCGCCCTCGCCGAGGCCGATCCAAACCCGTGGGGCGCGGTGATCGAGGGCATCCACGAGGCCAGCACCGACGAGCTGATCGGCATGTGGAACACCGCGACCTCGATCGCCAACGCGGGCAGCGCCGTTCAGCTCGACCACGTGATTCGGCCCGCCGTCACCGAAGAGCTGACGGCGCGCGAGATCCCCCTCTGCCGCTGCGGCGCGCCCGTGCCCGGCGGCATCCACACCCGTACCTGCCTGGAGGGCTCCTGATGGAGCAGACCCCGCTCAACGTCTTCATCTACGCCCAGGTCACCCCCGACCAGGTGCGGCACACGCTGACCGAGGACGGCTGGAGCTCGTTCGACTTCGGGCCGCTCCGCATCCAGATCCCCACCGGTGACCTCACCCGCGTGTCGGCCGCTGCCGACCTCGCCGACGTGATCCAGGCCCAGGCCGGGTTCTGGGGCGGCGACCTGCGCGAGATCCGCGACCGGCTCAAGGCCGCCGAGGATGCCCGCACCATGACTGCTCCGGCGCCGGCCCAGGACTCCACTCAGGCGCCGCAGTCCGTCGCCGCGCAGATCGCCGCGCCCGACCCGGCCATGGACAAGGCCGTCGCCCGCGTCGTCGAACTGGCCGACGCGCAGCGCGACCCCGAAGAGGAGGGCGACCTCTGATGGCCGGCAAGCACCGCGCCCGGGCCGCGGCCGTCACCGAGCCGATGCGGGCCGTCCGCCGCGACGCCCCGCCGATCGACCCGGAGCCCGCGACGGCGAGCATGCCGCGCATCACGGCGGCCGACGTCACCGCGTACGACCAGGCGCGCAGGGCGATCACCGATACCGACGAGTGGATGGCGCCGCTTCGCACCGGCGGGTCCCGAACCGAGCGGCACCTGCGGCAGACGATGCGCGAGCGCGGCCTCCTCCTGGCCAAGCGCGTCGGACGCCAGGCGCTGAAGCTGCGCGCCGCTCTCGCGAAGGGTGGAAGCCGATGACCCACTTCTCCGTGATCGTGTGCCTCGACGACGCCAGCAAGCTGGAGGCCGCCCTGGCGCCCTTCGACGAGAACCTCGAAGTCGAGGAGTACCGCGACTACGAGAAAGGTGAGGCGTCGGAGTTCTGGCTGTACAGGTCGCTCAAGCGGACCGCCAAGGACTTCGCCGATGGCACGGGAATTCTGCCCTACAAGCCGGACCAGCTTGGGTGGTCGTCGGATTCGTCGAAGGAGACGCCCGAGGTGCAGCGACAGAAGCAGGCGGAAGATGCACGCCTGTTCCACTCCCTGCCCGACCCGATCCGCTGGCGAGACATCGTCCAGTTCCACAACGAGCGGTACGACGACGACTCCGAGCCGCTGCACTACGACGAGGCCACGGACCAGGCATATACGCTCTCCACGCGCAACCCGGACGGCAAGTGGGACTACTGGCGCATCGGCGGCCGATGGGGTGGCTACTTCGCCACCACCGACTTCGAGGCGTACGCCGCGTGCGCCGAGTGGGCACCTCGCCGCGACTGGGACTCCCCGAAGAGGGACCAAGCCGGATGGGTGGACGGCGGCCAGAAGAAGCACCTGGACCTCAACGCGATGCGGCTGCAGAAGGCGAACCGCGCCCACGCCGAGTACGACTCCTGGGAGAAGCTCACCGACGGCCTGCCTGAGGCGCAGCCGTGGAGGGCATTCGCCGAGCGCGCCGAGAAGGAGGCCGCCGATACCGAGGACGTCGAGGAGAAGCGGGCAGCGTGGAACCGTGCCCGTGTCGAGTACGGCGCCCAGGAGCGCGTGCAGGCGATCAAGGGCTCTGACATCGACTCGTTCACATGCCGGATCGGAGAGTTCGCCAAGCCGCGTGGGCTGTTCGTGGAGCTGGCGCGGGCGCAGGCGGTTCCGGGCTACGCGCTGATCACGGTCGAGGGCAAGTGGATGGCGCCCGGCGAGATGGGCTGGTTCGGAGCATCCACGGACAGAGAGGGCGATCGGATCGGCTACCTCGAAGTCGCGAACGCCTACATCGAGTCCCTCGCCGACTCCGCGTATCTGATCGCCGTCGATTGCCATGTGTGAGGGGGAGGACATGACGTACGCACCGGTCTGGCCCGGCTGGGTCGAAGCCACCCACACCGCGATCACCGACGCGCTCGGCGAGCTGACCGACGACGGAGCCGACCTCGTACGCACGCTCGGCGCGATCATCGGCGACGACCTGCGTGGCGAGTTCTGCGACCTCGACCCCAGCATCGTCGGCTGGGTCGCCATGCGCACCGCCACCCACCTCGGCGGGATCGCCCGCGAGGCCGACGCCGACGCACCCACGCTCGCCCTCGTCGGCCTGCTCGCCGGCCAGCACATCCAGGAGGCCACGGCATGAAGTACCAGCCCGGCGAGATCGTGGACATCGTCATCAGGGGCGCGCGAGTCCTGAACTGCGATGGTGGCTCTCTGGTCTACGAGTACCGCGAGGGGGCCCGAACCGACCGGGAGGAGGTTCAGCACGAGTTCAGCGCCGTCGAGATCACGCGGCTCGTGCCTGCCGAAGGACCGCCCAAGGCTGGTGAGCTGTGGGAAGACGCCCACGGCGTCCGCTACCTCGCGACCGAGTACGCGGGAGGGATCCGCCTGCACTCCGGTGCGCCGGGTGGGACTGGCTACGAGGTGGCATTCCTCCACCACCATTACGGGCCGATCAAGCGCGTGCTCGCCGCCCGCGACGACGAGCTCGGCTCCGAGGAGATCACGCCCACGATCGCCCACCACGTCCTGTGGCACTACGGCGAACCCGGCATGGAGCCCGGCTCGTTCACCAAGGACCTGATCGCGCTCATCGCCCGCGCCGACCCGCACAACCGACGCCGCCTCGCCGCCGAGTACCCCGGCTACGTCGCCGCCTGCAACCGGGCCGAGGCCACGGACACCGGGATCGCCAACCTGCGGCAGATCGCGGAGCGTGCGACATGAACGCCGACCTCCTCACGCCCACCGCACGCCTGCTGGCCCCGGCCGGGCTGCCCCGCGAGGAGTGGCTGGGCGTCCGGCGGCAGGGGATCGGCGGCAGCGACGTGGCCGCGATCCTCGGCATGGACAAGCGGCGCGGCCCGCTGCACGTCTACCTCGACAAGCGCGGCGAGGCCGAAGAGCGGCGCGACCCCAAGCTCGACCGGTCCGCCCGGCGCGGCCAGAAGCTCGAATCGCTGGTCGCCGAACTGTTCGCCGAAGAGACCGGCCTCGCCGTCGTCGACCCGCCCGGAACGCTCCAGCACGCCGAGCACCCGTGGATGCTGGTCAACATCGACCGCGCCGTCTTCGAGGCCGAGGGCGGCGAACTGTCCGGTGACGGCGGCGTGCTGGAGTGCAAGACCCGCACCTGGCGGTCTGCCCGCGCTGAGGACTGGCGCGGCGAGGAACCACCGGACGGGCCCGCCATCCAGGCGTGCTGGGGCATGGCCGTCACCGGCTACCGCAAGGCATGGGTGGCCGGCCTCCTCGACGACGACTTCGTGCACTTCCGGCTGGCGTACGACCAGGAGCTGATCGACCACCTCGTGAAGGCGGTCGGCGACTTCTGGCACAACCACGTCATCGCCGGGGTGCCGCCGGAGCCGGGCGACCTGGAAGCCACCGACGAGCTGCTCTCGCACCTGTGGGACGTGAAGGCCGACAGCATCCGGTTCTTCTCGCCCGAGGAGGTGGCCGAGGCCGACAAGCTGATCGCCCGCCGCCGCGAGCTGCTCGATGAACGCAAGGAGCTCAAGCGGGAGCTCGAAGGCATCGAGAACAAGCTCAAGCACAAGCTGGGTGACGCGGAGATCGCCGTCGCGCCCGGCCGCACGCTCTACACGTGGGTGCGCAACGGCACGTTCGCCCCCAAGCGGTTCCGCGAAGACCACCCGCGCATCGCCGAGAGGCACCAGCGGCGCGTCAGCGTGCTCGACATCGACGCACTCAAGACCCACCACCCCGACAAGTACCGGGCCCACCGTGCCCGCGTGCTTCGCGTCCCCGGGAGTTCCGAATGACCAACCTCAGAGACCGCGTGGCCCAGCGCGCCGGCGGCCGGCGACCGCAGCAGTCGAAGGAGATCGCCAAGAGGGCGAAGGTCTCCAGCGTCCGCCAGCTGTTCCAGCAGATGAAGCCCCAGTTCGACATGGCGCTTCCTCAGCATGTGTCGGTCGATCGGTTCCTGCGCATGGCGCTCACCTGCGTGCAGAAGAACGACAAGCTGCTCGACTGCACCCCTGAGAGCCTGCTCGCCGCGATGCTGGAGTCGGCGCGGCTCGGGCTGGAGCCCGGCACGAAGCAGGCCGCGATCGTGCCGTACGGCGACAAGGCGACGTTCATCGCCCAGTGGCAGGGCCTGGTCGAGCTCATGTACCGCTCTGGCCGCGTCACCAGCGTGGTCGCGGAGTTCATCTATGAGAACGACCCGTGGCAGTACCGCATCGGCGACGGCGGCACGTTCTGGCACGAGCCGGACGTGCTCTCCAGCGAGCGCGGCCCGATCGTCCTGGCCTACGCGTACGCCGAGATCAAGGGCGGCGGCCGGTCGAAGATCATCACTCTGAACCGGGCCGAGGCCGAAGAGGTCCGCGACCAGTACAGCAAGGCGTACGCCCTTGCCGAGCGGCACCGCCGAGAGGACCCCGAAGGGTTCGCCCGCACCCCCGACAAGGGCTGGTTCAACAGCACCTGGCACACCGAGTTCGACGCCATGTGGCGCAAGTCCGCCGTCCGCCGCCTCGCCGACTGGGTGCCCCAGTCGCCGGAGCTCGTTGAGCTGCTCCAGCGGGAGAACGAGGCTGGCGAGTCCGAGCTGCCCGAGGTCGATTGGGAGGGCGAGGTCATCTCCGACACCGACGAACCCACCCAGGGCGAAGATGGCCCGCCCCAGGCGCCCGCTGGCGAGCCCGCCGAGGGCGACGACGGCTGGCCCGCGGCTGTGAAGCCGGGTGAGGGCTGATGCCGCGTAAGAACCGCCGGGACGCGACCGACCGGCTGATCCGCGACGCCCGAAAGGCCGACAACCGCGGCGACCTGATCGACACCCTGTGCCACATCGCGGAGGAGATCGCGCCCGACGTGGCTGAGGCCCTGCAGAGCGGAGGAGCAGAGTGAACGGCCCGGCCCACTACCGCGAGGCTGAGCGGCTCGCCGAGCGCGCCTACCACTTCACCTACGGCGATGGCGGCAGCCCGGTCGTCGGCCACGCGCTCGCAGCCCAGGCACAGGTGCACGCGACGCTCGCCTTGGCCGCCGCGACCGCGCTTACCGGCCACGGGGCGGGCTACCTCGACGACCCCGAGATCAAGGCGTGGCGCAAGGCCGCGGGGGTGGCTGATGGCTGAGATCGGGCGCGTCGTGGCCTTCCTGTTCATGTGCGGCGTCGTCGGGATGCTGGAGCTCGCCGCCTTCCGTGCGTTCGTCCGCGCCTTCCGCGCCGCCCGCCGGGACCTTCGAGCCTGGCGGGAGCGGTGGCGGGACCGGCGCCTGCTCCGCGAGTACGAGCCGGAGCTCCGCGACCTCGACGAAGCCTGGCGAGGTGAGCCATGAGCGTCATCGGCCAGGCCGAAGGGATCAACCACGGCACGCCCAGCGGCTACAAGCAGCACCTCCATCGCAAGGTCGAGGTGTGCGAGGACTGCCGTGAGGCGAACCGCGCCGCCCGGGCCGCCGCCCGCGACAAGGCCCGGCAGCAGCAGGCACTCGCCCATGCGGCTGCGAAGGAGCGGGCGGTGCGCGAGATGTACACCCGCCCGTACTCGCCGCACCTTCCCGGCTGGCAGGACCCCGCCTGGGGCGAGCCGATCGCCGGCCGGGACCTGGCCGTCGGCGACGTGATCGTCTTCCTCGGCAAGCACTACCCGATCGACCAGTTCGAGCCGTACAAGGGCTCGCTCGACAACGTGCTCGGCAAGGGCGCCCGCACCGCCTGGTCTGGCGACTGGGACATGGCCATCGGCCCTGACCGCACCATCCGCATCCTGCCCCGGGAGGGGAGATGACCTACACCTACACCGACCCGTACAAGTGCAACCTCGAGGTCCGGCCCTCGCCGACCGAGCATGGCGACGTACGACTGCACCTCCCGGACAGCGAGTCCATCGACGCTCGGGCCGCCGACCTGCCCGCGATCGTCACAGAGCTGTACAAGGCCGCCGGGCAGGAGCCGCCCATCATCCTGCCGCGCCGCAACCCCGAGATGTCGTGGGTGACCGACAACGCGCACGTCCGCACGCTGATGGTTCCCCCTGGGGTGATGACGCCCGACAGCATCCGGGACCTGTGCTCGTGGTACGCCTCCGCCGCCGACCTCGCCGACGCGATCGCTGAGCAGCAGCGTGCGGAAGCCGAAGAGCAGAAGGTCAAGCAGCTCGCCGAGGTGATCAACAGCCTCGACCCGTGGTCGCGTGCCGAGGATGTCGCCCGCGCCATCCTGGCCGCCGGCTACACCCGGAGCGAGTCATGAAGCCGCAGGACACCCGCGTGTGGCGCAAGAGCCGCCGGGCCGCCCTCAAGGGCGTGGCTCGGGGCCGCCGCGCCACTCACCGCGTCGAGACGCAGGACCCCATTCCGGGCTCCACATGGTGCCGCCGACACCCCGGCGAGTGGCCGCCACACCTGCTGCGCCGCCTCGGGGGTGCCCTGTGACCCGGCACGTGCTGATCGACAACGACGGTGAGTTCCACGTCACCATCGGCGACTGGCGGGCCGCCCTTGGCGAGCCTGGCCCCGCCCAGGTGCGGATCCCGCGCACCGGCGACTACCCGATGATGTCCGGCTGGGTCAACGACATCGGCCACCAGCTCGGGCTCCCGCGCAACATCTGCGGCGGCCTGGTCCTCACCGGCATGGGCGCCGCCGTGATGCCGTACGCCGGGCCGGTCGTCTTCACCGGCTGGACCCCGCACGGCCAGCCGACCGAGGTGTGCGACCTCACCAACCTCCAGATCGCGGTGCTCAGCGACACCTACGAGGACGCACGCCGCGCCCTCGCCGGAGACGACGGCCTCGGCTTCCCCGACGCCCGGCGCATCGCCGAGCAGATGCGCACCGCGCCCGCTCCCACGGTGACGGTCGAGTTCGGCGATGTCGCGCACCTCCTTGACCAGATGCGAGGCCGCTCATGACGAACATCGAGATCGCCCGCCGCCTCCGCCTGATCGCGCGGCACAAGCCCACCGACATCTGGCGTGAGCTGCACGCCCTCGCCATGGACCTGGAGTACGGGCCCAGGCCCACACCCGAGCAGCAGCTCCTGGGCACGGACCTGGAGAAGCTGACCCCCGCCTCGGACGCGGCCGCCACGTCCAGCAAGCAGCCGGACGACATGGAGGCACTCGTGCGCGCCACCCAGCCTCCCACCCGGCCTGCCCGAGTCACCCCCCTCGCCGTCGCCCGCGCCATCCTCAGGGGGCGGCGATGAGACAACTCCTCACCGTCACCTGGGACCTCAGCGACGAACTGTCCGTCGAACGCGCCATCGGCCTCGCCGAACGCTGGGCAGCCGGCCAGCTCGTGAGCCGTACCCTGCCCGCGCCCGTCCGCGTCGTTACCAAGCCCATCGCCGACGGCGCACCCGTCGGCGTCGCCACCGCGACGTTCGCCGACCGGCGCAAGGCGCTCGGGCTCACCCAGCGCGACGTGGCCCGACTCGCTGGCGTCACCGCCACCGTCGTCGGCCGGGTCGAGCGCAGCCTCATCGGGCCACGCCACCACGCCGCCATCGCCATCACGCGCGTCCTCGCAGCAGCAGAGGCGTCCCGATGACCACCCACAGACTCGCCGCCGCCGTCGAGCGCCCTCCGGGCAGCTCCGGCCGCGGCGACGCCTGCGCACCCTTCTTCCCCGATGGGGTGGCGCAGGCACCCGGCAGCGAGGAGCGCGCCGCCGGACAGCCGGACGGTGCGGCAACACCGTCCGGCGGCCCGTCGTGCCCCAGCTGGGGGGCGGGGGCAGGACGGGCCCACAACGTCCAGGCCCGGCCAAAGCTGGGGGGTCGCGGCCGGGCCTGGATGCACACGTCCGTCGCTGACCGTCGGGGGCGGAGACGGACCACCACCCCTGGCCCGGCCGAAGCACGCCCGGCCGGGCCAAGGCCCCACCGCAGGAGGTGCACCATGGCCCACTGGACCGAGAACGCCCTGTGCAAACGGCTCGTGGACGCCGGCCTCGCCCACCCCGACGACTGGTGGCCCATCGGCGTCGAGCACCCGAAGGAGGTCCGGCTCGCCCGGCGCCGCTGCACCGGCTGCCCCGTCTGGCGGGAGTGCCGCGAATACGCGCTGGCCAACGGCGAAGGCGAGGGCATCTGGGGCGGGCTCACGGCCCGCGAACGCCGGGCTCTGGTCAAGCAGCGGGCGGTGGCCTGATGCCGATCAAGCCCGAGAACCGAACCAGGTATCCGGCCGACTGGACGGCGATCAGCCAGCGCATCAGGTTCGTGCGGGCCGGCGGCCGGTGCGAGTGCGTGGGGGAGTGCGGCCTGGAGCACGGCATCCGGTGCGAGGCCCGCCACGGTGAACCGCACCCGGTGACCAGCTCGACGGTCGTGCTCACCACGGCGCACCGCAACCACGAGCCCGAGGACTGCCGCGACGAGAACCTCTTCGCGTGCTGTCAGAGGTGTCATCTCGCGTACGACGCCGAGCACCACCGGCGGAACGCCGCCCGCACCCGCGCACAGCGAGAGCGTACGGCGACGCCATGACGGCCCGGCTCACGAGAAGGAGGAGGCACAACGCACATGGACTCGCTCGACCCGTCCGCGGGGTCACGAGACACAGGCCGCGCCTGGTGACGTGGTTCCGGGTAGACGACGGACTTCATTCTCACCCCAAGCAAACAGCGGCGTCGCTCGCTGCGATCGGGCTGTGGACAGTGGCTGGCTCGTGGTCGGCGCACCATCTCACCGATGGTTTCGTGCCAGACCACCAGATCCCGTCATTGAGCCGAGGTCAGGTCGAGTTGGCGAAAGAGCTCGTGCGCGCGGGGTTGTGGAGGCGAGTCCGGGGCGGATACCAGTTCCACGAATGGGACGCCGACGGCGACGGCACGGTCCGGAATCTGAAGAAGACGGAGGTGGTGACAGAGCGACGCAAGAAGTCGTCGGGCGGGCGGATCGGCAACCATCGCCGATGGCACGAGGCGAGGGGCATCAGCGACCCTGACTGCCCCTACTGCCAGGGAGAACATCGCTCCACCGATCGGTACTCCGATCGGTCATCTGAATCGGGTGCGAGTCCCCCCGTCCCGTCCCATCCCAAGAGTCAAAGACCTTCGGTCTTTGACTCGAAGGGAGTAACTCAGTCGTCGTCCCTTTCCGTAGGTGACGCGCGCGCGACGCCGACAGACGACGACTTGAAGATCGATCAGACGATCACCGACCTGCTCGCCGAGCTCACCGGCCGCGCCGTCTCGCCGAACCACGCCGCCAGCGTGCGCCAGCAGATCCTCGGCGGCCGGTTGGTGAAGCCCGACAAGCGGCTCAACTACGTGGCCAAGGCCGTCCGTGAGCGGCCAAGGGACTTCCTGCCCGTGGCCGGGCCGGCCGAGAAGTGCCCGATCCACCTCCTCCAACAGCCATGCCGCTCGTGCGCGGCCGACCGACTGGCAGGTGACCCATGAGCGATCCGTTCGCCAGCGCTTCCAGCCGCCTGCAGTCGGCGATCGCCCGCTGGCTGACCGACCACGGCGTGGCCGACCCGGCGACTGGCGCCGTCGAGCTGGTGCACATCGTCCGCGGGCACGGCTGGCGTGCCATCGAGGCTCTCCAGCCGCCACCCGAGGCCCGGCCGTCCCAGGGCCTGCCCGACGAGTACCTGGAGCGCAAGGCCGCGCTCACCCGACCCAGAGAGGAGCCGTGATGGCGGCCCGCATCGCCGTCCTGGTCAAGCCCGTCGAGGGCGGTCACCAGGCGGTCTGCCAGACCCGTGACTGCACCGAAGGGCCCGAGAACGGGCCATGGCAGAGCGGCGTCCACGTGGTCAAGGTCGGTGCCGAGGACGAAGCGAAGGCGCATCGCCAGTGGCACCGCGCTCAGCGGCCCGTGCCCATCGAGAGGAGCTGCTGATGGCGCGCGTCGCGATCGAGCTGGCCAACGGCGGCCGGTACCAGGCCGTCTGCCGCGCCGAGAACTGCACCGCCATGGACGGCCAGCCGTGGGCCGGCCGGACGTGGGCGCACATCGAAAACGCCCGCGTGGACCAGGCGGAGCACCGCGAATGGCACCTGAACGGCGAACCCAAGCCGGCGGTGGTTCTGTGACCGAGACCTGGCCCTGGGCGACAGTCACCGACATCGGTGGCGGCTGGTGGCGGCTCGACCTCGACGGCACGCTGAACGGCACCGTCGTCAAGGGTCACGCCACCGGCAGCTCCCCGGAGGCGATGCGCAAGCTCGTCGCCGCGATTCAGCGGTTCGAGGAGGTGGCGAGTGTCTGAGATCCCGAAGCACTGCCCGTACAAGGCGGGCGACCGCGTGCAGATGCACGGCTTCAGTGGCTACCACGTCCACCACGGGCAGCACCTCAACGACAACGCCGTCAGCGGGTTCCGAGGCGTCGTTGAAGGTTTCATCGGCGGCACCACTCTCACCGGCCGGACCGACGACGGCCGCCCCTGGGCGGAGTACTGGGGACACCTCAACCCCGACCTGACGCCGTGCCACGACAACCGATGCGGCTGCTGCCCGCACCCCGGCCGCCGCATGGTGGACGGGCGGCTCCGCTCCGGCCGCTGCCAGCCTGAGCACGCGTCCGGCGAGCGCGCCCGGCAGGATGCGCAGGCGCACGCCGAGTGGTGGCGCACCGGCTCGTGGCCCGGCGTGCACCGCCTGGAGGTCATCGAGCAGACGTCGCTGTTCGAGGCGGCGTCATGAGCGGGCTGACGATGGCTCGGCTGCGGCAGATGGCCAGCGCCGCCAGCGGCCGGGAGCGGCGGCTGACGGTCGTGTCCGGCCCGGACGGGCGCCGGTGGGCGGCCTGGCCGTATGGCTGCATCGAGCTGACCGACATGCACCACGGATGGCTGGACCGGCCGCTGGACGGCTGCTACCGGATGCGCACCGACGGCCTGGCGCGGCTGGAGTGCGAGCCGTCGTTCGGCCTGGCGCTCGTGCAGAGCGAGATGCTGCCGATCCTGACGGCCACCAACCGGACGGCCGTCATGCCGACCCGCTGGTTCTACGAGGACGGCCTGGTCACTCGTCGGCTGCTGGAGCGTTCCGACGGCCAGCACGTCGTGGTCGACGCGGACATGTGGCGGGCGTGGAACGTCCCGGTCGGCGGCCCGGTGTGGCAGGTCGGCTCCCGTCACGGGGCGCTCGTGTGGGCGTCCTCCAAGACGGCGTCGGGCGTGGCCCTGCTGCTGCCGGTCCGCGTGCAGGCCGTGCCCGTGCCGCCAGAGCCGGTCGAGGGGGTTGCGTGATGGCGAATGGCCAGCTCTTGGCGGCCTCGCTGGGCGCCGCCGTGCACATCGAGATGCTCAAGCTGCAGGACCTGACGCCCGAGCAGCGGGCCGCCGAGGTACGCAGCGCTGGCGTGCAGATCGGCCAGCACGGCGACACCCTCCAATACGGCGGCCGCGGCACGGTGAGCGTGTTCGCCACCACAGCACGAGCCCTCGCCGTCCTGGCCTACCAGCCGGGCGGCGTCACGTTCGCCGGCATGCACTTCTGCGCCCGCCACGAGCTGTGTGAGCAGGCGGCCAAGGAGGTGGCGCAGAAGTGATCAGGGACATCGAGGTGCGGCACGGCTACACCATGGCGGACCTGGAGCAGATGACCCGGGCCGCGCTGGTGGCCGACCGCTCCATGGCCGCCGACATCCGCGACCGCCGCGACGCGGCATGGTCGGCCATCGCCGAGCACCTGTGCGCCGCCGAGCAACCGCCCAGCCGGCAGGAGCTGATCCGCGTCGGTTGGCAGGCCATCTACCGCGAGGTCCGCGACGGCTACCGCCACTACGGCTACGCCGACCGGGCCTGGGACGCCGGACACGCCAGCGGGCCGCGGTTCGTCGCCTACTGGTACCGGCCGATCGAGCCCAGCCACGAAGAGCGCATCGTCGAACGCCTTGCGGTCAGCCAGGTCCTCACCCGGCTGAGCGACGTGTACCGCGACGCAGTGGTTGCCCTGGCCACGGCAGACGACTACATGGGAGCGGCCGACCTGCTCGGCATCAGCTACAAGGCGCTCGTGGCGCGGATCGGAACTGCGCGCAAGTCCGTGCAGCGGCTGTGGCACGAGGGCGAGACGCCGCGCCGACTCCGGCAGACGGACCGCCGGGTCGGGTCGCACAGCGTCGAGCGGGCCACCCACTGCGGCAACGGCCACGAGTGGACGCCGGAGAACACCTACGAGCGCAAGCGGATTCTCCGGGGCAAGCGCCATACCAGCCGCGTCTGCAAGACGTGCGAGCACGAGCGCAGCGTCAAGCGTGCCGCCGCTTCGCGCGAGGCGAAGGCAGGTGCGGCATGACGGCCCCGCGCTTCCAGTTCACCGTGTACGGCGTCCCGGCTGGCCAGGGCAACCTGCGTGGCACACGCCACGGCAAGCTCCGTCACGCCAACGGCGACGAGCTGAAGGAGTGGCGCGGCAAGGTCCGCCAGGCCGCCATCGACAACACTGGCGCCCACGAGTGGGAGGCCGCCGGCAAGAACCCCTGCATCTGGTGCGGCGTCGCGAAGAAGGTGCACGGCGAGCTGCTCGGGCCGGTCCGCCTGGAGGCAGTCGTCACCGTCGAGCGGCCGAAGTCGGTCACCGGGCGCTGGCCGATAACGCGAGGCAGCTCGGACTGGGACCACTACGCCCGCGCGATCGGTGACGCCCTCACCGGCGTGGTCTACGCCGACGACAGCCAGGTGATCGACGGCCGGGCCATTGTCACCTTCCCCGTCATCCACCCTGACGCCCTGCATCAACCGGGCGTCTTGATCCGGATCTGGGAGCTCGCATGACTGGGCCACCGCCCCGTTGACCCGCCGAGGTCAGACCTGCGGGCATGGCGCAACGGCAGACGCAGCGATCTTAAACATCGCCCGGTGGGGGTTCGAATCCCCCTGCCCGCACGAGCCAACGTCCCCGGCTCGCCCCCGATCAGTTCACCCCATCAACGAGGAGACCGCGTGACCAAATTGAAGTTCGACAGCTCCATGGCCCGCGCCGCCGCCGACGCGCTCCAGCCGCACATCCGCGGCATCTACGACCGGCCCGGGGCGAGCCTGCTGTTCGTCGGCGAGGCCCGCCACATCGAGCGCACGCAGCCCGCACCAGACGCCGACGGCGACCCCAAGGTGACGGTCCGGATCACCCACATGGAGATCCCGAACCGAGACCAGGAGGGCGCGATCCGCGAGGCCATGCGTGCCCTACACCTCCAGCGGACCGCACAGGGCACCCTCGACGAAGAGGGCCAGCTCCAGCTCGCCCAGGGCACGCTCAAGCGGATCTCCGGCCTCCTGCACGAGGTCGAGGTCGCCCGGCTCCGCGCCGGCCTGAACCACTGGGTGCAGTACGCCGCCCGCGTGAACAGCAACTCCAAGCTCACGGTCACGGAGATGCAGCACGAGGTGGAGATGATCGCGTCGGGCTTGGCCGCGCTGCTCGCCAACACCCCCGAGGAGGCGTGATGGTGCGCTGGTGGTTCGCCATCCTCGGCACGATCGTCGCCGTCTGGCTGGGCTTTGTTCTGGTCGGCTGGATCACACAGCCCGTCCGCACCGCAAGCGAGGTGCGGGAGAAGGTCGGCAACGCCGACAACGTGATCAACACGTACGAGGGCTTCCACGACCTGTGCGCCAGCGTGCGCGCCATCGACAAGAAGATCGCCGACAAGCAGGACGAGATCGCGGCGTACGACCGGCGGCACCCCGACGGCGACCCGTCCGACCGCTACCAGGCCGCGCCCAAGCGCGACCGGCTCGACACCGAGCTGGCCGGCCTCAAGAGCCAGCGCGCCGACCTGGCCGAGGACTACAACGCCGACTCGGCCAAGGCCAACAAGAGCCTCTTCAAGGACGGCCGCCTGCCCGAGCGGCTCGACGACACCACCCCCACCTGCAACTGACCGGAGACCCTCGTGAGGATCAAGCTCATCGCGGCCCTGGCCGCCACCCTGCTCGCCATCACCGCGTGCACCGGCAACCCGGAGCGCGAGGCCGCACAGAAGGCCAGCAGCGAGCAGCAGCGCAAGTACGAGGCCGCCGTCCCCTTCCCGGCCGGACAGCTCCAGTACCCACTCGACCGGGCCAACATCGCCAAGTACCTGAGGCGCAGCAACGACCGCGACCGCATCTCATACGTCTACCTCCTCGGCAAGGACGGCGCGGTCATCACCTACTACACGATCAAGGGCAAGGTCACGTCCGTCAGCAGCCAGCTCCTGCCGCAGGACGACCTCGCCGACTCCACCTGCGCGTCGTGCACGGAGAAGTACGTCGTGGACTCCGCCGGCGACGACGGCACGTACGGCGGGAACGAACAGGGTGTCTTCGCCTTCACCACCGATGACGTGCTGGTGACGTGGACGACCGACTTCATCCAGTCGGATCGGCCGCTCGACATCAAGACGCCGGTCTCGCTCGTGGCGCAGGTGAAGTGATGGGCTACACCAGCCACATCGCGGGCGAGATCACGATCCACCCGCCAATCCCGTGGGGTGAGCTCCAGAGCAGCGTGTTCATCCGCACGCCGGAGCGCAACGAGTGGGACCGGCTGACCTGGCTGCGGCTGGTCGAGGACACCGTAGAGACCGACGACGGGACGCTGGTCCGCAAGCAGGCGATCGCGATCCGCCCGTCCGAAGCCGACGAGCTCCGCGTTCGGAACCTGGACGGTGAGGTGCAGGCCATCATCGACGCGCACCCGGGCCACACCTTCGACGGCGTCATGGTCGTCACCGGTGAGCAGTCGCCCGACATCTGGCGAGTCCGCATCGTGGACGGCCGCGCGGTCGAGGAACGACCCCGCATCGTCTGGCCCGACGGCACCGAGCAGGAGGCGTCATGATCCGCATCCTGCGCCTGGTGCTGATCGGGTTCGGCCTCGCCGTCCTGGTCTGGTTCATGTTCTCGCGCCCCGAGTCGGCGGCCGCCGCCGTCCGTGCCGTGATCGGCGTTGCGGCCGGCGCGGTCGACGCCGGCGCCCGCTTCCTGGATGGAGTCACCCGTGGATGACGTGTTCGAGTACGAGGACCGCGATGGCGACGTGATGGAGGTGCGGCGCGTCGACTACGACGGCACGCCGCACGCGGCCGTCGCCGTCGAGGCGACGAACGGCGTCCTGGCCGCCGTGCACATCCCGCCGGAGGACGCGTGGGACGTGTGCGAGGCCATCTTGGACGCGGCGGGGGTGGACGTCGATGAGTGACGCGCTGATCCTCATCGACGTCGACGGGGTGCTGAACCCGTGGCAGCGGCAGGGCCCGCAGTGGGAGAAGCATCGGGCCGTGGCCGACGGGACGACCTGGAACGTCATCCTCAACCCGGACCACGGGCCCATGCTGCTCACGCTGGCCGCTGAGACGGGCGCTGAGCTGGTGTGGGCGACCACGTGGGACCACGACGCCAACCGGGAGATCGGCCCCCGGATCGGCCTGCCGGAGCTGCCTGTCATCGAGGTCAGGACGCACCCGGGCGAGCCGGGCGTGCACCCGAAGACGCCGCCGGTCGCCGAGTACGTCAACGGCAGGCCGTTCGTGTGGTTCGACGACGACCTGACCGCGGCCGATGCCCGCTACCTGAAGGACCACCCCGGCGTCGGCGAGCACCTGATCGTGCACGTCGGTCCCCGGGTGGGCCTCACCCCCAAGCATGCAGAGATGGCCGCCGCCTGGTTGGCCAACCGAGCCCCCCAGGAGACCTGATGTCGATCCCCTCGCGCGAGGTCGTGGCCGAAGTCGTCGCCCGCTTCGTCACCGAGCACACGGCGTGGGACTCGGTGCACCAGTTCGCCACGCTGAACTGGGACGGCGAGAAGATCGGCGTTGGCACACTCGCGGCCATCCACCCGTCGATTGATCCGCGCAACTACCCCGAAGTCATGTCGAAGACCGCGCTGGACGCCATCAACGATCAGCGGTCAACCGGTGAGCAGACCCTGCAAGCATTCCTGCTCCAGTTCGAGGCGCATGCTGTTGCGGCCCCGGCCGCTGGCGCGTCCGCCATGGAGCGGCGGCAGTTCGAGCGCGACAACCGCGAGAGGACCTTTCACCGGAGGCCTGACGCCGTCGAGATTTGCGGGGCATACTGCGTCGACGTTCACGGGCGACTGTGGACGGCCGTCAAGCGGCGGCCAGTGCCTGACGACGTCGAGCAGCACTTCTACGCCAGCCCAGCAGGTGCGCCCGGCGGCGCGTTCGTCCGGGCCTTGCGAGTCGTCGCGCAGCTGACCGGCGCGGCGCTTCATGGCCTGCCCGTTCCCGTCGGTGGGAGCTGGTCATGAGGCTGGAACTCGACCTGAGTCCAGACGACTGGGCCGACTACAAGGGCGCGGCCGGCGACCTGAAGCGCGTGGGTGTGCTGATCCCGGTGGAGCCGGTGGGCGTGCGCGCGTTCGTCCGGCTCGGTGTCTCTACCGACGACGGCCAGGCCGTCACCGTCCTGACGCCGTGGCTGATCTGGAAGGCCGCCCACCAGGCACTGCTCAACCACTTCGGCGAGCAGCCCCCGGCTGGCGCCCCCGCGATAAACCTCGCGCCGCCGGTCGAGCGCCCGCCGGTGCTCGACGTCGTCGACGAGGCCATGCGCCAGCACGAGCAGCAGTGGGGCCTCGGACCCGAGCACCCTGACGGCACCGACACCGACGCCTGGCAGGAAGACGCCGACGACAGCCGCCAGGCCGCCACCAACGCGGCACTGGCCGGCGAGCTCACCTGGGCGCATGTGCTCCTCGAAGGCGTCCACGCCGCGATGGCCAGCGAGAAGCCCGAGGACCTCACCGCCGCGCTCGCCCGCGTGGCGGGCACCGCCGCCAACTGGATCGAAGCCATCAAGGACAGGACATGAACTTCCGCAAGAGCAGCTACAGCAACTCGTGGGGCAACTGCGTCGAGGTCGCCCCGGCGGCCGACGGCGGCGTGTCCGTCCGCGACAGCAAGGACCAGGGCGGCGGGCCCGTCCTCCACTTCACCGGCCCGGAGTGGGAGGCGTTCCTCGCCGGCGTCCGCGGCGGCGAGTTCGACCTGGAGACCCTCGGTGGCTGAGACGTCCGTCGAAGAGATGCGGGCCGCCGCCCACTGGGTGCGTGGCGCGCTGAACCCGTACGCGGTCGCGACCGTGGTGGACGGCACGTTCGTTCGCGTCTGTGCGAACCACGACGAGCCCGCACTGGTCTGCAAGGGCTGCGATTGGTTCGACGCGGGCACGACCGAGCTGGCCGCGCTGATGGTGGCGCTGCTCAACGCCCGTGGCCCGCTCCGCTCCCTGCTGGAGGTCATGGCCAGCCAGCTCGCACAAGAGGGGCCGCAGCCGCGCGGCGCGATGGCGTACGCGTTCGCAGCCCGCACCGCCCGGGCGCTCCGCGGCGAAGTCCCGCAGTACACCCAGCACCCCGAGTGCTGCCGATGCGATCCCGTGCTGTGCGAGACCGACGACACCGGCGACCACTGCGCCACCGCGGGATGCGCGTACTGCCAGGACGGGTGCCCGGCCACTGGCCGCCCCTGCTGCAAGGCGACTCCGACCACGGCTCACCCTGTCGAGCAAGGCGGTGCCGACATGTTGCTCGACCACATCCAGCAGTGCCACCCCGAAGTCGACGCTCTGGTCGCCTCGCAGAGCGGACCCCTAGACGTTGCCGAGCTGGAGCGAGCGGGCTGGACGGTCGAACGCACCGAGTACGTCGCCGGAAAGCGCATCCGGATCATGCGAGCGCCCGGCACCCAGCCGGCAGAGGACGAGCCCGCCCAAGAGGAGGCTTCCGATGCCTGAGCAGGTGCACGAGACGTGCGAGCCGATCCGCCCCGAGGACCTCCCGACCGACCTGATCGAGGCCGTCTACCCGACGGTGCTCGCCAACGGCATCCCGTGGCACGTGGACGCCGTGCGCATCCTCGCCGCCGCGCTGCTCACCGAGGCATGCGAGCGGATCGCCCAGGCGGTCGAGGTTGAGCTCGCCGAGGAGGGGCCCGACGACATGCTTCTCATCACCCGTCAGGGCGAGCGGGCCGCCGCCGTCATCCGCTCGTGGCCGGAGGGGCTCGATGACTGACCGGCAGACCGTGTACCGCAGCTTCGCCCCCGCCGTGCTCACGCACTGGCACGACACGGAGACCGCTGTCGTCGCCTGGCGGCAACGGGTACGGGTGGTACTCGCCGCGATGGGCGTGGACGACCGCAAGGTCATGGTCAACAACCTCACCGGCTGCATCGCCGGCCTCGACCACGACGGCGGCGACGTGCCTGAGGGATGGCGGCTCGACGGCCGTACCGGCCACCTCGTGCCCCGCCTCAACACGAAGGCGGGCCGGCTCATCGGCATCCATCCCAGAGCGGGCGGTGGACCTGACGCTGTGGCAGCCGGTGAAGCTCAGCGAGTACTGGGCCGTCGTCGAGCTGGAGGAGGCGACCGCCCATGGATGAGGGGCGCCACCAGGCGATGGTCCGCAACACCCGCCGCGCCGCCGAGCTCTTCGACATGTGGCGGCAGGAGAGCCGGAAGGACATCAGCGCGCTGATTCACGAAGCAGAGGACGCCGACAAGCTTCTCGACATCGTGTGCAGCCTGCTCAACGTCGGCTGGCAGCTCATCGACGCCGCAGGGCACGGCGAGCTTGACGACTACCTCGAACAGCTCCGAGGCGCATCGCTGATCGCCGAAGCGATGGGGCCGGCCGATGGCTGATGAGCCCCGCTGCGACCTAACCGAACTAATCAAGTCGCAGTGCGCGCACTGCATGAAGATCCCCGAATCGGCCCCGAGGAGGACCGCCTTGACCCCGAGGACCACCGCCCAGTGGCCCGGCTTCTGCGCCTGCTGCGGAGAGGAGTTCGCGTCCGGCGAGCAGATCCGCTCCGACGGCGCGGGCGGCTGGATCGCCGAATGCTGCGGAGACGACGATGAGTGAGATCCCGCAGCAGGCCGCGGCCGCCGCAGCCGAGGCGCTCTGGCAGCGCGAATTCCGCGACTACGAGCACTGCTCGCACACGTACACGGAGATGTTCCGGATCGCGCCCGTCGCAGTCGAGGCGGCCGCATCTGCGCTCATGGCGGAGGGCATGCGGGCGTTCGCCGCCTACCTGGATGCGCACCCGTTCCCGGCCCCGATGCCGTCCAGCGTGTACGCCCAGCTCGCCCGCGAGCGCGCCGAGCGGGTGGAGGAGGGCGACGACCAGGAAGGCGACGACTGCTTCACCGCCGCCGAGCTCGCCGCCCTCGACCTCGCGGCCCGGCTCGCCGAGAAGCTGTCGCAGGTAGTCGGCGACGGCCCCACCCGGGCGCACGACCTGAACGAGCTCCTGGTCCACGTGCACGCCATCCAGCACGCGCTCATGGCCCAGGCCGCCGCCCGCCTCTACCCGGAGCGGTTCCGGCTCCTGGGAGGTGTCGTCGATGCCTGAGGTCCGCCTGCACTGCATCAGCGTCGAGTCGGCCGCCGCGGTGGTGGCTGAGGCCGACCGGCCCGGCGACACTGTGCACACTGTCCGCCAGGACGGCCGCGACGTGGTGATCGGCTACCACGACATCCGGTGGCCGATGGACGTTGCCGAGTTCGCGTTCGAGCACGGGCACTGCCACGACCACGACGCCTCACGGGTGATCGTCGGCGCCCAGGTGGCCCGGTGATGGCCGACCGTCCCGAGGTGCTCAGCGTCCACGACGGCGGCGATGGCGAGTGGGGCGTCACCACGATCAGGGGCGGCGGGCGCGCCTTCCAGACCCGCCCGTGCCCCACCTGCCCGTGGCGGCGAGACGCGCACGTCGGAACGTTCCCGGCCGAGGTGTTCCGCCACTCCGCGCGCACCGCGTACGACCTCGCCGACTCCGTGTTCGCCTGCCACACTTCCGGCCGCGAGCACCCCAAGACGTGCGCCGGGTTCCTCCTGCGCGGCGCTGACCACAACCTCGCCATCCGCATGAGCCGCACCGACTACAGCGGCGTGCACTCCGACGTGCCGCTGTACGACGACTACCGCGAGATGGCCATCGCCAACGGCGTCCACCCCGATGACCCCGCCCTGACACCCTGCCGAGGAGCACACGATGGCTGACCTGCCCAAGATCCGTATCGACATGGAAGGGCGACGGGCGTGGCGCGGCGACCGGGCCCTCGCCCTGCCACGACTCCAGTTCAACCTGCTCGCCTACCTCGCCACCCACGAAGGGCAGGTCGTGACCCGCGCCAACATCATGCGGGCCGTCTGGGGCGCGAAGTGGACGGGCGACACCAAGACGCTCGACATGCACATCCTGGGCCTGCGTCGGATGCTCCCCGACGACCGCAGGAACCCGCAGTACGTGACCACCGTCCGCGGCATCGGGTTCCGACTGGAGGCAGGCACGGTCGAGTTCGTCTCCTCCACCCGCATCGTCATCGTCCGGCCGGGCGACGTGCTCGCCATCGGCAATGTCGGCGAGGTGTCCGAGCATGCCGCGGCTACGGCCGCCGCCCTGCGCGACCAACTCCAGTTGTCCGAGGTGCTGCTCTTCGAGGGCGACATCGACATGGCCACGCTCCCCAGAGGTGCACTGTGACCGACGTGATCACCGAAGCGAACACCGCCGACTCCGACTACCTGCGCATGGTGCTACCCGTCGTCGTGGACTACCTCGACCACATCTGGGATGGCGCCGACCTCGACCGGCTGAGGAGAGCCGCCACGAGGGGCAAGGCAGTCCGCCAGGCGGTGCTGATCGACGCGCTGATCGCCGCGAAGGCCGCGGCGGCATGCCTCGGCCGCCCACTGGAGGAGGAGAGCGCACAGGCGGCACGCCACGACAGCGGGGCACGCGCGGTCATGTTCAACGCGATCTCACGTATCTCCAGCCAGGAGACCGACGGCCAGCTGCCCATCGCGGCGCGGGACGCCATGGTGGCCGCCGCGCTCGACGACCTGGCCGATCACGGCTACGTCGTCACCTACATCGGACGGGCGGCGTGAAGCGCCGCCACGCGCCGCGCGTGTTCAAGCCGGGCGGGGAGTGGCAGCCCGGCGAGACGTGGAGCCAGTGGATGCGCCGGATCGTCCCCGTGAAGGTGGTCGCCGACGCCGAACGCCGCCTCGACCGCGAGCAGCTGCTCTGGCGGTGGCCGGCCGTCGTCCGCGTGAAGACCACCTACGATCGGCGCCGCCGCGCGCGGGTGAGGAGGAACCGATGAGCACGATCATCCGCTGCGACGGCTGCCAGCGGGAACTGGCCGACATCGATGACCGTGTGATCGTCGAGCGGGATTGCTCGCTGAGCGACCCGTATGTCCCTGAGCTGCCCCGGCGTGGCGAGCCGCTCCACTGGTGCCGGGACTGTGCCATCGTCGCCGTCACTGCGCTTGCCGGGCGGGCTTCATGACCACGCCGAAGCTCACCCCCGAGGATCGCCGCCGGGCTGAGCGGTTCGTGTCCCGCGCCACCCTGGCGGCGCGCGTGTCGTTCGTGCTCGTGTTCGGGCTGCTGCTGGCCGCGATCTGGGGCGGCGGCTGGCGATGTGCTGCGACCGCCGTGCTCCTAGCCCCGATCGGCGCCGCCGCAGCGGCGCTGGCCACCCGCGTACGGCGGGCGCTGGCCCGGGCGGAGGAGACGTGATCCGCCGCCTGATCCGGTGGGTCTACCCGGACATCAAGCTCGCCGAGGACGCCGCCGCCGGGCTGGCCGCCGCCATCCGCGAGATGCCGATGGATCAGCAGGCCGAGCTGTTCGCCCGGCAGCCGAAGCTGTGGCAGCACGCCTGCGCGGTGGCCACCTGGTCCGAGATCCAGGGGCGCTGGTGACTGCCGAGCCCATCCCAGACCACGACGATCCCGAGCACGACGACCCGGCGTACGAGCGGTGGGTCACCGACCACGCCAGCCCCGCCTACGAGGGATAGCACCGTGAACGACGAACACCTGCGCCAGCGATACCCGGAGCTCGCCGAGCTGGTGGACGGCCCGGAGTTCGTGGCCATCGCGCTCGCGTTCCAGGCCAAGGACCGCGAGCTCGACCGGCTCCGCGCCGAGCGGGACGCCGCCCGCGCCAGCCGCGACGAGACGCACATCTGGACGAACGCCGACTGGAAGGAACGCGCCGACCAGGCCCGCGCCGAGGCCAACGAGCTGCGCGCCGAGCTGGAGCGCCGCATCACCGCCGACGCGGAGGCCCTCGCCGACCAGACCCTGATGCGCGGCCTCACCGTCGAGCGCGGCAAGCTCGAACTCAACCTCATCCCGCCGCGAGAGATCGTCGCCGTGTGGGTGCACGCCGCCCGGGAGATGATCGGCGACGCCGAGAACTACGTCGAGATGGAGGTCAAGCTCGCGGGCGAGGTCGAGCGGTTCGCGTTCGTCCTCCAGCGCGTCGGCAAGCTCAGCCCGCACGAAGCCCGGCAGCAGGCCGAGGCGGCTCTCGCCGACTTGAACTGGCTCATCGCCGCGGGAGTGCACGTCACCCTCGGCGCCGTCGACCACAACGGCGGAGCGGAACTGCGGGTGGCGATCGACCTCGACGACGACCCGGCATGGTACGGCCAGCTCGGCGACTGCCTGACCGATGCACGGACCTACTGCTCAGCACAGGGGATCGAGCCGTGACCTGGGTGCGGCGGGCGACCTCGGACCCGCACACCTGCAAGCCGCCGATGCGTGACGTGCTCTACCGGCTGCCGTCGATGAGCGCGGAGCCGCCGTCGCCCACCGCCCCGCCCGCAGTGGTCCACAGCCAGCTGCCCGACGGCCAGCTCGGCGACCTGTGGCGGTGCCAGTGCGGCGCGCTGTGGCGGATCGGCGACGCGTGCGACGCGTGCGACTGGGACGGCGAATGGCCCGTGCACGACGGCGGGCACGCGATCGGCGTGACGTGGCGGCCCGCCACCCTCTGGCAGCGCACCCGGTACTGGAAGAGAGGACGAACGTGATCATCGAAGACGAGAACGGTCGCGAGTGGACCACCGAGGAACTCCGCGACGACCACCGCGAGCCGACGGAGCCTGACCCAGAGCCGCTCGACCTCGACGCGATCGACGCCGCGTACGAGGCATCCCTGGCCGAGTGGCAGCCGAACACCGTCGGCCCGAACACGGCGAACGTGCTCTGGACCGTCCTCCAGCTCACCAGCGAGCTGCGCGGCTACCGCGAAGCCGAAGAGGCGTGGGCCGAGCTGCCCACCCGCACCGAGTGGACGGTAACCGCTCGCGCCGACGAACCGCCCAGCACCGACGCCCTGTGGCAGCTCGACCCTGAGAACGCCGAGCTGGCGTACGGAAGGGCGGGTGGCCAGCTCTGGTGCCGCAACCTCACCATCGGCAACCCCGTCGCGATCAGCGACCAGGCGCCGTTCTGACCAGCAGAAATCGAGGCGCACAGCTTCGACGCCCAAGCTGTTCACGGCTGGGCATGGCTCGGCATGGCAGGTCAGGGTGGGGCTCGTCGCGGCTCGGCAGGTACGGAACGAGTGAGAGGACACGATGACGCCAGCGGAAGAGGTCGAGGTACTGGCGGGGGAGCTGAAGGCGCTGCTGCCCCGCCTGCGGGAGCTGCTACCCGAACCTATCGCCGACCCGGCCAAGGGCACCATGAGCCACCACAAGGTCACCGGGTCGCCGGCGCCCTGGCATGTCGAGGCCGCGGGCGTGCTCACCACTGTGCACGCCGGCGTCCGGGACATCGAGGTGGATCTGCACTACGCGATCACGGGCAAGCTGCCTGCGGGCCGGTGGGTGGCCGGCCGCGGCGACTCGGATGGCAACACGGAGGAGGCACTGAAGGCGATCGTCAAGCTCGCATTCGGTGCTCCGGACCACGCTGTAAAGAAGGCGGCCCGGGAGATCGCATCGTGGATCGAGCGGGGTCTGCAGATCCGCGACATCGGCGAGTCGGAGAAGTGGATCCCGATCAGGGTCAGCAAGGGCCTGCCGCCCGCCTGCGTCTACTGCTCGACGTACAGCCTGCGGGTGGCGCAGCAGTCTGGCCGTGTCCGCTGCGTCAACCCCCGGTGCGAGGACGGGAACGGCGATCGGCCCGCCGGAAGAATCGAGAAGAACCAGGTGGACGGCTCCGCCATGCTGGTGTGGGGTGACGGCCGCGCCACCTACTACTACGGAGATGCCTGATGTCGATCTACTGCACCCGCCTGTCCGCCGACGGGGATGGCGACCTGCCGCAGCCGATCGCCTACCTCGGATCGCACGTCCGCGTCGCCGACGACCCGTGGCGGTACGGCAGCATCGACACCGCCCACATCCCAGACTGGTGCCACATCGACGCCGACGGCAGCGATCAGGCCACCTGGAAGCCCGTCCCCTACCTGCGCCTCGGGATGATCGCCTACAACGAAGAGCACGGCGGCGGCGAAGTCCGCGCCACCGTGGTGCTCGACGAGCAGCTCGTGCGCGCACTCAGGGACGACCTGACCCACTGGCTGGAGAACCGAGAGGACCGGACATGATCACACGCACTGTCCAAGCCGACGCCAGCGACCCCAAGGTCGGGCTCACCCTCGACGAGCTCGCCGCGTTCGTCGAGGAAGCCCGCCGCGACGCCATCCCCGGTGGCACGACCATCAAGGCCCGCGTCAACGTGCGGGGCGGCATCAAGCGAGTGGAGACCAAGCCGTGACCACCCCACCGTTCGGCAGCCCGGAGTGGCAGGAGAACTTCGAGCGCTCCATGCGCCAGCACGGCGAAGCGGTCGGGAAGGCCGGGCGTATCTTGACCGCCCAGGGCGCGTTCGGCTGGATGTACCGCGGTGACGTCGACCAGGCCCGCGCCGCGCTCAAGGCCATGAGCCCTGAGCAGCTGCAGGAGGTGTCGGCCGCGGCCGCCGCTCTCGCCGGCCTCGCCGACGAGGAGCTGAGCTACGGGTGACCATCCCCCTCTCGTTCCCAAGCACGGGGAAGATCTTAGGAAGCGCCGGCACGCCCCAGCCGACAGTCACCGTCACGGTCACTCACACCCCCAAGCCGGATGACTCGCTTATCTACGACCAAATGCAGGGATGGGGGACGTTGCTCGCCGTCGTGGCCGCGCTCGCCATCGCCATCGTCAATCTGATCGTGGACGGTCGTCGACGCGAAAGCGATCGCAGGCGGGACGACAAGCTCCGCGAGCATGAACGGATGGAGGCTGAGCAGCGGCTGCTGGAGGAACGCGAAGCTGCCGATCGTCGTCTCCAAGAACACCTTGAAGAGCAGCGCGAGCAGCGGCGGCAAGCGCAACTGCACCGTGCTCGGCAGGTGTATCTGTCGACCTTCACCGTCCCTCACCACCAGGATTCTGCACTGACTCCCTTCGCCAGGTTGCTGACAGACATGCAGAACACGGGGGAGTCCACCTGGCCGTCGACATGCCTTCGCATCGAGAACCGAGGCTCAAGCCCCATCACGGACCTCACGGTCCGCTTCGGCTCGGTGCTCGCCCTCTACGGCTGGGCCATGGGGGACGTGGCGCTCGGATCCGGAAGCTCGTGGCCCTATCTCGCACCCCAGGGCACGGCATGCTTCGCGCGGCCAGGCCTGAGCCGTGAAAACCTTGCCGCGCATGCCCCCACGGTGGAGTTCACCGACGAGGACGGACAGCGCTGGCTGATCGATCTTCGAAGGCACGTCACCAGGTTGGATAAGGCCGAGGACACGCTGAGTGACTACCGGGAGGACTGGAAGCCGTGAGCACCGTCGAGGGTATGCTGACCCTCCTCGCCGTTGAGCCCACCCTGCTGTCCCCGGCACCCGAGGATGCCGACGGCGCGCACATCGAGCACCGGTGCCGCGATGAGGTGCACTCCTGTCTGCGCTGTGGCCAGCGGGCGATGTGCGCTTACATCGTGCGGTCCAGGTGGAGGCCCGAGGTGGCCCGCGCTGGCTCGACCTGTGCGCCGCCTGCGAGCTCTGGCTGCGCACCAACCTGCCAGAAGAGTTGCGGCCGTGAGCGACATCCTCGCCCAGATCCTTGAGCTGGCCCGGCGCCTACCCGAGCCACCGCCGGTGGCCCGCGTCGAGGTCGGCCAGGCCGTGCTCGACTGGCTCAAGGCCACCGCCCAGCACGAAGGGCCCGCGCCTGAGGATGCGTGGCGGCCGATCGGATGGACGCCGCCACCGCCCGGCGGATCGCTGTTCGGCGTGCCCATCGTGCTGAACGAGAACCTGGAGGCGGGCGCCTGGCAGGTCATCGATCACAAGGGCAACGTCATGAGGGAGGGGACGCTGTGAGGCTCGACCACCTCTACGACGTCCAGCCGAACGTGGGCAGGCTGGTCGGCGGCCCCCATGATGGGCAGCGGGTCACCTTCGGGAATGAGTGGCCATCGCTCTGGCGGATGCCCCCGGTGACGCCCTGGGCCACGCTCGACAGCCCCGACTTCGATCCGCTCGCGCCGGTGAGCCATCCCACCTACGAGCCAACAGCGTCGGTGGACGACGACGGAGTGCGCGTCTATCGCTACGCGGGAGACCGGTGATTCCCGGCGGGAGCATGGCCAGCCTGCGCGCACGATCTGTAGCGCGCTTGTTACCCACAGAACTTGACGGAGGGGCGCGGAGTATCGGAGGGTGCGAAAAGAACGAAAGGTGCATCCGTGCGTCGGGGGTCGCAAAGGAGCGAACGGCACCTCAGTACGGACCAGGGGAGCGACGTGGAGTTCGTCACCATCGCCAACTACCTCACCCAGCGCTGGGAAGAAGAGGAAGCCACCCTCGACCGAATCATGAATCAAAAGGTCATCTACCGCTACTTCCAGGAGCACGGAGACCGCCTGCTCGCCGACATCGTGGCCAAGCGCAAGATCCTCCTCGAATGCGAAAACGCGCTCGACCGGACCGGCAAGGAGGCCACCATGGGCAGGGCCATCCTCGACCTCCTCACCGAGCCCTACATCGACCGCGAGGACTTCCCCGGCCGGGGAAGGCGGACTTGAAGCCGAGCTCATCTTGCGGAATGCCCCATGATCAGCACCCATGGGCAGTCACCCTGAGACGGTGAACCTCGCCTGGGCCGACCTGCTCGATCCTGCCGTAGCTGCGACCATCGGCATTCTCACCGGCGTCGGTGCTCTCATCGGACTTCTGCGGGCCCGGCGGCACCGCCACAGCGATCAACGCGAGCAGTTGGTCGCCGCCTGCGACCAGTTGCTCGTCGCGGTCGGTGTCTTCCAAGGTGCCATCGCCGCACAGGCGCAGGCGTGGACATCCCCCCGAGCCAAGGCCATGGTTGGCCTGACTGCCCTCGCGCATGCACTGGAAGCCCGCATCGTCCACGGCACGCCCTACGCCGCCATCGGCCGGTGCTCACAGACCGTCTTCGGCTGGGACCAGGCCAGCTCGGCGGCCGTCGCCCAGGCGATGCCCGTCCTGGCGCAGGCAATCGCTGCGGTCGCGATGGAGGTAGGCCGCGCCGGCGATGCGGCCCTGTCCGGCTCCGCGAGGGACCTCGCACTGATCGGCGCACAGACTGGCGGTCGACGCCATCAGCGTGCGCTTCGCCGCGCGCAGGAGTCGTTCCTCGCCGAGCGCAACCGGATCGCCCGGTCGTAGCTCAACCGGCCGACGCCTTCGGCCGGCCGCTCTTGCGCTCCCAGGTAGCCAGCCACCGCCGCACCGCGGCACCCGACCAGACCTTTCCTGACGCCAGCTCCGCGATCGGCTGGGGAAAGTCGTCGCGCTTCGTCAGCTGATCGGCGCGCTGACGGCTGATCGGGTTGTCCGGATCCACCGCTGCGGCGATCTCCCGCACGCCCATCAGCTCTGGCGGAGTCTTGTCGAGCTCCTCATCGAGCTCCTCCTCGGGCATCACGTCCAGGCGCACAATGTGGGGCTGCAGGCCATGTTCGCGCAGGGCGGCCGCGACCTCGCGGGCCGCCACGTCGACCGCCTTGCGGGCGGAGGACTCGTTCACGCTCAACTGTACGGAGACCCGGCCGGCCACCAGGCGGCCGGCGACATGGCCGGCGCCTGCGGCCGGCTGCCGGTCGGCGAGGCGCCACCGCAGGTGCGCGCCGAGCTCTTCGTCGAAGTCGAGGCCGGTGTCGGCGTCGACGCGCACGCTCCACATGGCGCGGGTTCCCTTCATCGCGGCGGCCAGGTGAATCCGGCACGCCGTAGTACGGCCAGCACGTTGCGGACACCACGAGGATCGCTCGGGGTGGCGGGCAGGGTGGCGATCAAGTGGGCGTCGGCGTCGTAGACCTTCCAGTGGCCTGAGCCGCCCATTTTGACCTCGAATCCCTGCCGTTCCAGCTCCCTGATGATCTTCGTGATGTCCCTGCGGCTCATGATGCCTCTTTCTCTTGCTCCCTGTCAATAAAACCCGCTGACCTCAGCATAGCTAAACTATTGACAATCAGCAATAGTAAGCTCAGTATGGAAGGAGAAGAAGGGCAGGTGAGCAGGGGTGTACGAGATCGGCACCGAGGTCCAGTACCACGGCAGCATCGAGAGGTACGAGGGCGAGTTCTTCACCGTCGTGGCCTGCTACGGGGACCGCTACAGGATCCGTGGCCCGGTCACGCTGACGAACGTCCGCCACGCCAGCATCACACCCGTCGAGCAGGCCGCGACCCGCGAAGAACTTGAGGACGCGATCGCCGCCGAGCAGCCCGTGATGATCACCTACGTGTCAGCGGACGGCGAGTGGACCACCCGCACCATCGAGCCGTACGAGCTGTTCCGCACCCGACACGGCGACCTGATCGTCCGCGCGATGGACCACCTCAGAGGCGCGCCCCGCAGCTTCCGCCTCGACCGCATCGACACCCTCACCCACCTGCCCGGCGCGTTCCGCCTCGACCGCGAGAGCGCCGACCGCGAGCGCGCCGCCCTGGCACGCATCCGCGCCGAGATCCGCGAGGTCGCCTCCCACGGCTACGGCCACGACGCCGCCCGCTGGACGCCCGGCGACCCCATCGTCTGAAACCCCCTCGCCGGGCGGCATCCGGCCGCCCGGCCAACCGGAAGGAAGATCGCTATGACGATCGATGTCAACCAGCAGTTCAACGACCAGCGCGCCGCCGCCGTGCAGCGCTTCGGCAGCGTCCGCCGTGACGACGGCACCTGGACCGGCACCGGCTTCGACGCGAACGAGGTGATCGGCCGCGACGGGCTCGACACCACCCTCGGCGAGGCCGCCCTCTACACCAGCACGCCCGCGTGGCACGGCCTCGGCAACGTCATCCCCGGCGGGACCGACAACATCGACGACGTGCTGCGCCTCGGCGGCATCGCCTACGGCGTCGAGAAGCGCAACGTCCGCTACAGCTTCATGGGCGACGGCGAGACCACGCCGTCGCTGCGCACCGCCGCCGACTACCACGTGACCGTCCGCACCGACACCGGCGCGGCCCTCGGCGTCGTCGGCAGCAAGTACGAGGTGATCCAGAACCGCGACCTGTTCGTGTTCCTCCAGGACCTCGTGGCCGACCACGGCGTCATCTGGGAGAGCGCCGGGGCGCTGCGGGGCGGCAAGCGGGTGTTCGTCACCATGAGGCTGCCCGAGTCGGTGCGGATCGACGAGCAGGGGATCGACGACGAGATCGTCCCGTTCGTGGTCATGCTCAACGGGCACGACGGCCGCTCCCCGGCGCAGGCTCTCGTCACCCCGTGGCGGGTCGTGTGCGCCAACACCGAGCGGTTCGCCGTCCGCGACGCGCACAGCACGTGGAAGGTCCGCCACACCGCCAGCGCCATGGACCGGATCGCCGAGGCCCGCCGCACGCTCGGGCTGACCGTCGAGTACTACGAGGAGTGGGCGGCCGAGGAGACCCTGCTCGCCCAGACCGAGATCACCATGCGCGACGTCGAGAAGCTCATCGCGGACCTGTGGCCGGTCAAGGACGACGCACCGGTGCGGACCCGGAACGCCGCCACCCGCCGCAGCGAGCAGCTCGCCGACATGTACCGCGCCGAGAGCGAGCGCCTCGGCCGCACCGCGTACGCCGCCGAACGCGCGATTACCGACTACCTCGACCACATCGCGCCCCGCCGCCCCGGCAAGACCATGACCGAGGAGATCGCCCGCGCCACCGCCCTCCTGGAGGGCTCGGACGACGACATCAAGACCACCGCCCACAAGCGGCTCATGACCCTGGTCCGCCGCTGACCACCACCCGGGCGGCCAGCCCCGCGCGGGCCGCCCACACCCACCTCGAACAGGACATCAGCCCGTGATCATCAAGGACAGGATCGCGACCGCGTTCGTCTCGAACTGGACCGGCTACCTCGCCGACGAGATCGGCCCCGCGCTCACCTGCTCCGAGGTCGAGGCCCTGGCCGCCCTCCTCGCCGAGATGGGCTGTCCAGAGCTCGCGACTACGTGGATCGAGTTCCACGCCGCAGGCGACGACGAGGGCGACTCGCACTACTGCGAACGCACGTGACCACCCGAACCCTGAGGGCCAGATACGCGACCGGGACCGCCATCCCACCAACTCGCTTCCGGCCCTCAGGCATGCCCTGCCAGATCAAGCCCGGACAGACACGCGCATCCCGGCGGGCCGATGTGGCACAGGTTGCTGAAAAGCCCGCGCCGGCCGAAAAACGGCGACCCGTAACCTCCTTTTCGGTCTAGCCTGAGGGCAGCTCAGGTGCGAACGGGACCGGCTACTTCTTTGGGGGAAACTACGCCGGACCCACTCCCGATCTCTGAGCCCACAACTTGAAACGCACCCTCCCGGTGCGCAGGCAACGGTTACTTCGCCTTGTAAGCGAGAGGTCGCAGGTTCGAGTCCTGCCCCAGGCCCTAACCGGCGTGGGTAGCTCAGATGGCTAGAGCGCTTACGTGTCCGTCGCCGACCTTGATCTCGGGAGGGGACAACTTCAGAGACGCGCCCGGTGCGCAGGCAACGGCTACTTCCGACGATCGGCTGGTTGCAGGTTCGAGTCCTGTCGGATCCTTGGGGTCCGTAGCTCAATTGGCAGAGCAGCTGTATCCGTCGCCGACTCCGATCTCGGGCGCGAACTCTTGAACGAGGCCCCTCTCACCCATCCAGGAGAGGGGCCTCGTCGCGTCATGACGAAGTTCAACAGCACGACCACCCGCCTGGCCGTCTCCAGCCCGGTCAAGACCGAGGCCACGCCGACCGGCCGCACCTACGAGGGCGCCGCCGGCTACACCCGCGACGCCAAGAGCGAGCTGTTCCTCCTCGCCGTCTCCAACCTCGTCAGCGAGAAGACCTTCTACGAGGCCGCCGGCGAACGCGACGACCGATTCCGCGCCCTCGTCCACCAGATGGCCGTCGAGGACGGCGAGTGGCTGGCCCGATTCCTGCCCTGGCTGCGCGGCAAGGCCAACATGCGTTCTGCGCCGGTCGTCGCCGCGCTCGAAGCGGTCAAGGCCCGGCTCGACGCCGGACTGCAGGGCCTCAACCGCCAGCTGGTCACCACCGTGCTCCAGCGGGCCGACGAGCCCGGCGAGGCCCTGGCCTACTGGACGTCCCGGTACGGCCGCGCCGTCCCGAAGCCGGTCAAGCGCGGCATCGCCGACGCCGTCCAGCGGCTGTACACCGAGCGGAGCCTGCTCAAGTACGACAGCGACGCCCGCGGCTTCAGGTTCGGCGACGTGCTGGAACTGGTGCACGCCTCACCCGGGACGCCCTGGCAGGGCAACCTGTTCCGGCACACCATCGACCGCCGCCACCGTGCCGACGCTGAGATCCCCGGCGAACTGCGAGTGCTGGCGGCCAACGTCATGCTGCGGCACCGGGCGAAGCGCGACCCCGCGGCCCTGCTGGACGCCGAGATGTTGCACGCGGCCGGGATGACGTGGGAGACGGTGCTGTCGCTGGCGGGCGACAAGGTGGAGAAGGCCAAGCTGTGGGAGTCGCTCATCCCGTCGATGGGGCTGATGGCGCTCACCCGGAACCTGCGGAACTTCGACCAGTCGGGCGTGTCCGACGTCGTCGCGGCAGCGGTGGCGGCCCGGCTCGCCGACCCGGCTGAGGTGGCGAGGTCGCGGCAGCTGCCGTTCCGGTTCCTGGCCGCATATCGGGCCGCGCCGTCGCTGCGGTGGGCGTACCCACTGGAGCAGGCGCTCGGGCACTCCCTCGCGAACGTGCCCGCGTTGGCCGGGCGCACGCTGGTGCTGGTGGACCGGTCGCCGTCGATGTGGGGCCAGCGCATGTCGGCGCACTCCGACATGCCGTGGGCCGACGCCGCCGCGGTGTTCGGCGCCGCGCTCGCCCTGCGCGCGCAGGCGGCCGACCTGGTGGAGTTCGGCATCCAGAACGGCCCGGTGCCGTTCAGCCGCGGCGAGTCGGTGCTGAAGGTCGTCGAGCGGTTCCGCCGCCTCGACGGCACGGACATCCCCTCGGCGGTCCGGACGCACCTGCGGCCTCACCACACCCGGGTCGTGATCGTCACCGACGAGCAGACCCGGCCCGGCTGGCTCCCGTCGAACGGCTACGGGTACGGCGGCGGCCGCGAGGCGCGCATCGACGACCTCATCCCGGCGCACGTGCCGCTCTACATGTGGAACTTCGGCGGCTACCAGCACGGCGCGGCACCCTCGGGAGCCGGCAACAGGCACACGCTCGGCGGCCTGTCGGACGCTGCCTTCGGGCTCATCCCGTTGCTGGAGGCCGGCCGCAACGCCGACTGGCCGTTCTGACCGGGAAGGCTCGGGCACGCCTCTCGCGTGCCCGAGCCGGGCATCATGGAGGTGTGGACATCCCACGTGAGCTGTGGACCGTCGAGGATGCGGCCGCCGAGTTGCACCCCATCATGACGGTGGCCCAGGTACGCGCCCTCATCGCCCTGGCCGGCCTGCAGCCGGTGGGGAAGCGGCCTCCTGGCCCGTTCGGCGGGCGGCCGGCCGCGTTGTACGACGGCGAGCAACTTCGGAAGGCGCACGCCGTGGTGGCGGTGTTGTTGATCGCTGCCTGAGGTTTGTGAGAAACTGCCCGCCAGGAGACGTGTCTCCAAGCCCGACCACAGCGTCGGGCTTTTCGCATTTCGGAGACCAAGGTCAGCCCCTGAATCGAATGGGCGTTCGAGCGCTGGGTACGCTTGCACCATGCCCGAACCGCCCGTCGTCCGCCTACCCAGCCACCCCTCCGGAGCTGGCGGCCTCCTGGAGTGGCGACGTCGGGCCAACGGGCAATGGGAAGCCCTCGTCGAGATCGTCGAAGACGCGCCAGGCTACCGAGGCGGACTCCAAGAACCGCGCGCCGTCTGGTTCGGCGCGCATGAGGTCGAGCCCCTCGATGGCCAGGACTACCGCAGGGTGAAGCGCACCCGCGAGTAGCTCCACCTCCCAGCCCACTCCCAGGATCGCCCCGGGCTGGGAGGTGGCATGGCGCGCTTCAAGCCATCCGGCAAGCCGGTCAAGCCCGTCGTCCCGACCAAGAGCCGGAGACAGCAGAGCCGCCTGTGCCTCAACGAGTGGGGCAACGGCTGCACTGCCCACGGAGGCAAGGACCACCGCTGCACCATCGCCTGGCGGCACGGCGGCTCCTGCGAATGCGACTGCGGTGACACCCGATGACGGAGGTGCCCATGCTCACCCTCGTACTCCTACTCGGTGGCTTCATCTGTCTTGCCCTCGCCGCATTCGGCGTGGCCAGCCGCGTCAACCTGCTCGCCGCCGGCCTTGCCCTGTGGATCCTCGTGCCGCTGATCGACGCGTTCTCGGCGGTCCTGTGAACGTCCCCGAGTGGGCGTGGATCACCTGGCTCGCCATCGCGGCCGGCGGGTTCGCCGTCCTGGAGACCGTGGCCCTGGCCAACCGGCGCAAGGGCGACACCCTCAGCGAACGCACCCGGGCCTGGCTCGGCATCACCCCACCGAACGCCCGCCGCCGCGTGGCAGTGCCCGTCTTCGCCGCGGTGCTCATCCTCTTCGTCGTGTGGTTCCTCCCGCACATCGTGTTCGACATCCTCTGAGCGGAGCCGTGATCGGCATGCATGTAGGAGAGTGCATCTTCACCCGGCACTGGGAGGACGGACGGCTCACCGTCGACCGGGCGGACCCTCGCGTCGTCGTCTCGGCAGCACTTCTCGATGAATGGCGTCGTGGCGAGGGCGAACCTGAGGTCACCGTCAACGGTGATGTCTTGCGCATCGCGGCGGCGAACCGTACGGTCATCTACCGCATCGGGGAGAAGGTGCCCCACCTGCACGCCTACTACGCGGAGTGGCCAGATTGATGGCCCGCAGCCGGGGACGTAGCGGCCGGCCCTGGCGTCGCGTCCGCGCCCAGGTCCTCGCCGCATCCCGTACCTGCTGGATCTGCGGGCACGGCGCCGCCGACACCGTGGACCACGTCATCGCGCTCAGCAAGGGCGGGGATCCGCTCGACCCGGCCAACCTCAGACCGGCACACGGGGTCAAGGGCTGCCCCGTGTGCGGCCGCAAGTGCAACAGCTCCAAGGGGGCCAAGACCACGCTCCCGGCGCCCCGATCATCCCGGGCCTGGTGAAGGGGGCGCTGGCGTACCAGGGGGCCCGCCAGCATGGGGGACCGGCAACGGGGGCCCGGGTCATTCGGGGTCCGTCCCCGGGTCGGGTAACAGGGCGCCGCCTTCGGGGTCAGCGGGGCGACACCAGGGCCCGGATCACACGGGACAGAGGGCAACACCATGGGGCTGATCCTCGTAACTGGACCACCCGCCTCTGGCAAATCCACCTGGGTACGCAGCAAGGCCAAGCCAGGCGACATCGTCATCGACTACGACCAGCTGGCCAACGCCCTCACAGCACCAGGTGCCCACCCCTACGACCATCCCAAGGTGCTGCGCAACGTCGCATCACGAGCACGAGCAGCAGCCATCACCGAAGCGCTCAAGCACACAGCAGACGTCGACGTGTACGTGATCCACACACTGCCCTCAACAGAAGCACTCAACAGATACACAGAACACGACGCTCAGTTGATCACCATCGATCCTGGTCGTGACGTTGTGATGAGGCGGATCGCCGAGCAGAGACCACCCTCGATGCGATCAGTAGCTGAACGTTGGTACTCAAGCTTCGCTCACACACAGCAACCACCCACAAGATCGTCTAGAGCATGGTGACACACCGTTACTCAGCTCAATGTCACACACAGTGACGAAGATCAGAGCAACTCCACAGCGTAACCGCAGGTCAGCCAACGGGGACACAAAACCGCAGGTCAGGCAGGTGGGGGGCCAGTCAAGATCGCGGATCTTGCCCCCGCGG